TCAGTAGCCCGTTTGCCAGCGCGTGCTGTTCTGGTGGTCCGTCGACATGAACGCGTTGTTGTTCCCAGCCACGTCGTGCGTCGAATTGCCCGCGCTGGCCCGGTTGGCGTCGCCAATGGCCTTCCCGAGGGCTTCACGCTTGGCCAGTTCCTCGGCGGAGTAGCCGACGTTCTTGCCGTTGACGTAGGTGTAGCCGTTCGTGCCGACGCCCGTGAACGCGGCCCGTCGCTGCTGCGCCGCGATCTGGCCGAGCGCATTGGCCGCCGCGTAGGCATCGGCGGGCCGCACCGATGCGCGCGGATTGCCGAACAGCCCCGAGAGCGACGTGCCGGGCGCCGCCCCTGCCAGATTGCTCGTCGCGTTGACCGCTGGGTTCGGCCGGCGCGATGGCGACGAGCTCTGGGCATAGGCCAGAAGATCGCCGAGCGTCGCATCGGGCGAAAGAGCTGCGGCGAGTTCAGGCGCCCACGGCGCGCTGGCGGGCCGGGCGCGCGGCAGCGGAACGGAGGCCGAGGCGACCTGCGACACACCGGGCAACGAGATGCCACGCCCGAACATGCCTGCCAGCATCGTCGGCGATTTGCCCGCGATAGCGAGCTGCTGCGTCATGGGGCCGGACGCTCGGCCATAGTCTCCGGTGTCTGCGAAGCTGAAGCCCCGCGGCTCGTTCGGGAGGTTGAGCGGCTGGTTCGGCGGGCGCTGATAAGAGTTCGCCGGCACGGCCCGGATGGCCTGGAGCGCCTGAAGTTGCTGCGCGGTCAGGCCGGGCGTCGTGGGGGTCGACACCGGCTGGCCGGTGTACGGGTCGATCTTCACCGTCTTCACGCTGCGCGTGGTGAGCTCGCCGCTCGGCGCGGCCGAGGCGCCGGGCAGGATGCCGTCATAAATGCCGCCTCCGTCGGTGCCCTGATAGACGCCGCCCGAGGGGTTCAGGATGCCGGAGTAGAAACGCTCAACGCCCATCAGCGCCTCCCGTAAAGAGCGGGCCGTTCTCCGCCGAGGAGATCGCTGGCCAGGTTCATAATCAGCTCGTCGAGATGCACGGGGGCCAACGCTGGCCGCTGATCCTGCATAGGAACCGGATTGCGCAACGCGTCGAGGATGAAGTCGTAGTTGCGATCATCCGCCGAGTACGAGGGATCGACGGCGGCGCTCCCGAACGGCGACCGCAGATCCTCGATGTTCGTGCTCTGCGGCCGCCCGACGAAGCCGGCGGCAGGCTGGTAGAGGCTAGCGAGGTCTGCCATCAGTCGGCCTCATCCATGATAGCCTTGGTTTCGGTGTCCTCGTCGTCGCCGCTCATGGCGTTGATGATCGACGAGGCCTCGTTGCCGAACCACGTCTTGGCCCAGCGGTTCAGCGCCTTGCGGTTGGCCGGGTTGTTCTCCTTGAGCAGCAGCGCCGCCGCGTCGGGGTTCAACAGCACGTCGTCGAGCATCCGCGTGATGCCCTCGGTTTGACGCGCTCCGACCGACTTGCGCGCGAGCGTGGCGAAGAACGAAGTCAGCAGGTAAGTGCCGCTGATGCGGCCGCTCTTGTAGGCGTAGAGCCGGCTCTGGATCGTCGCCGGCGACAGCTGCTCGTTGTGGACGGCCTGTGCCGTGCCCGACGAGTTCGCCGCCCGTGCGCCGTTGCGGACCTCAGTGCCTTGGATCGCCTTGGCGATCTCGCGGATGTTCTTCAAGTGGTCCGGGTTGGCGCGATAGAGCCGCTCGAGCACGGCCGAGTTGACCGGATCGTCGAGGAACTTGTTCAGCGAATAAGGCGACCAAGGCTGGGCGCCGTTGATGTCGCCCGTCGTGCGGCCGCCCGACCGGGCGTCCTTCTGCATGATGTTCCAGAAGGTCTTACGCGCGCCCTCGACGGCTTTCGGATCGTCACCGACGAAGGTCAGCAGCTCGTCGACGGCCTTCTTCGGGTCTTTGGCCGACAGCACGCCGCGCATCGCCCGATCGGCGTTCTCGTTGCCGTACTGGAGGTAGTTCGCCACCGCGCTCTTGCCCTGCTTGGTCAGCTGGTCGATGAGCTCGGAGGAGGCCGTCGTGGCGGTGTCCATCTCGGCGCGCAGGTTCTTCGCGTCGCCCAGCTGCGCCTTGAGGGCGGGAAACTTGGCGAAGACGTTGCTGTAGCCGTCGAGATAGGACTGGAGCGCCTCTGGTTTCTCCAGCAGGCCGCGGTCCTTCACGTCCTGGAGGATCTGATCGCGAACAGCCGTCTGCACTCGGCCGTCGTTCCCGGCCTCCTTCATCAGCGCCTCGAAATCGGCGATGCGGCCTTGATCGTCCTGCACGAACTTGCCCGCGACGGTGCTGTCGGGGTAGCGCGGCATGCCCTCGCGCTCGGAGAGCGTCTGGCCGATGGCCGTCTGCGGCCGGGTGAAGCGGTCGTTGAAATCGACGGTGGCGGCGCGCGCGGCTTCGTACTGCTGGCGCAGATCGTCGGGCAGGTTGTTCGCCATGTAGCTGTCGATGCCGTCGATGTACTGACCGATGATCCGCGCTTCGTTGGCGCGGCCGGCGGTCGTCGCCTCGCGCGCCGCGTCGGTGAGCGCCGAGCGGATGCCGGTGATCTCATTGAGCGGCGCTTCGCCGGAAGGCGGAACAGCCGCTTTCATGATCGGCTTACCTCGTGCGTCGAGGATGCCGGTGGGCTTGGCCGGTTCGCCGGGATCGATGAACTGCGACGGGATGTCGGCCTCACCGGGGCGGAAACGGTTCATTTCAGCAACCGACAGATTGCTGTCATTGCCACGGAAGATCGCGTCCAGCGCTTCCATGTCGACATCCTGCTTGGAGCCGTTGATCGGCGCCCACGCCTGCTCGAGGACCGCCTTGGCGCCGTCGCTGGCGTCCTGGAGCGCAGTGCGGATATTCGCGCCGCGACCTTCAGCCGTAAGCGCCGGCAGCAGCGAACGGGTTGAGTTCTCCCACGCCTTGGTGGCAGCGTCGGCCTTGACGGCGGCCTCGCCCAGCCGCTTGTTACGCTCGGCGATTGCCGCGTCGGCGAACGCGCCCGGCGTCTCCGTCGGCTCGAACGGTTTCATGGCGTTGTCGACGGCCGCCGTGTTGGCGCCGCGCTGGGCGTTGTAGAGGCCGGCGTTCGGGCCGGACTGCTGCGCATATTCGAGCGCGGCAATGCCGGGGTTCTTCGTGCGATCCGCCAGGCTCTCCTTGAAACCGGGGATCGTTGCGCCGACTTTCTGCCCGCCCATTATTTGGGCGACCAGCGGGTCGGTATCGACGACCTCGCCCGGCTTCTGCTGGAGGCCGGACGCACGGATGATCCGATCGGTGACGGCCTCCTTCACCACGTCGTCGACGTAGTTGCCGCTGCCGAAAATGGCGCGGATCAAGTCGCGCGTGGAACCGATCATTGCCGTGCCGAGGCCGGTGGCGCCGGCGCCTGCAACAGCACCGCCAGCATCGGCCAGCGACCCGAGCGGCGTGCCCTGGTCATTGCCGGACGCCGCTACGAGCCCGGCACCCGTACCGGCGCCAGTGGCGACGCGCAGCTCGTCGCCGACATACTTGGCCGGATCGACGGCCGCCTTGTCGATGCCGAAGAGCGTCTTGAGCACTGAAGGCGCTTCGCGGGCTTCGGCGGCCGTCATGCGGCCTGCCGCGCCGAGTGTACCGAGCATCGGAACGGAGGCCGCGCCGATCTCTTGGCCCAGACGAGACGAAAAGCGCTTCACCGGGTCGGTCGTCTCGGGCAGCGGTTTCACGAGGCCGTTGCCGCTCAGCCAGTCGCCCAGCATCGCCGAGCCACCGACCGGCTTCTCGCTGATCGGACCGACGCCGCTCACGCCGGGGACGAGGTTCGCCAGTAAAGGCGCGTAGTTCACCGCGTCGACGGCCAGACCGGCCGTATTTGCCACGCCTTGGCGCGCACCTTCAGCGGCGTAGGCGGCGTTCTCCAGACCGGCCTGACCAGCGGCCATAATCATGTCGACGATGTTGCCTTCGCTGCCGCGATAGCGGTCATAGGCCGAACCGCCTTGCTCGATGGGGACGGGGCTGCCGTCCGGCATGACCTGACCGGGAATGGGGAGGTCACTGACAACCGAACCGTTGGGCAGCACAGTGCCGACCGGTTCTTTGCCGGTGTAGGCCGTCGACGGAATGACAGGCGCGGGCGCCGGAGGCGGCGCGACGGGCTGCGGTTTTTCATCGAACTGATCGAAGAAGTTACCGCTCTGGGCCGGCGCGTCGAACTGATCGAAGAAATTCGCCACTTACGGCCCTCCGAGCAGCTTCGCTGCTGATCCGGCGCCGTACTTCGCGTCGAACTCGGCTGCCTTGTCCGGGTTGGCCTTCAGCGCTGCGACAGCAGCCGGCGGGATAGAGACGGCGGGGGCAGGCGCTGGATTGAGGGCTCCGCCCGTATCCTGGGGATGCAGCAGCTTATCCGCCTCGAGACGAGCACGGGCGATGCGATCTTTTGCGACGGTCAGCGTCGCTTGAAGCGACTGATCGTTGCCGAGGAGGCCCTGCCCGAGCGCCTCGATTTCACGATCGAGCGCGGCGCGCGACACTTCGGCCCCGCCGTTGTTGAGGCGTGCGTTCTGGTACGCCAGTTCGAGGATCATCGCGTTGGCCTGGGCGTAAACCGGGTTGTACGGGCCGTCGGCACCGATGGCATTGAGCGCCTGATCGGTGACGCCGCGAATATCGTCGAGCGTGATCGGAGCGTCTGGCCCCTTGCCGAACTTCTGCATGAACTCGGCGAGAACCTGCTTGGCGTCCTGCGCGAAGCCGATCACGTTGCCGGCGAGGCCGGTGACTGCGGGGTTCGACTTGACCAGCGTCTCTAGCCGGTTGACCAGATCCTCCGACGACGTGGCCGTCGCGAGAAGCGCTTGAGCGCGGGACGTATTTGCGGTCGTCGGCGCCAAACCGGTTTCCGCTGCGCCGCCCTGGAGCGACGAGTTGAACGTGATCGCGCCCTGCGGCAGCGGTTGCTGGGTCGACGTGTCCTTCCACGAGTTCGTGGTCGCGTCGAAATAGGCCGTGCCCGTCTTGCCGTCGGTCGTCTTGTAGTTCTGGGTTTCGGTGGCGCCGCTCGGCTTGTCGTAGGGCCGCTTGCCGACAGCATCGGGCCGGCGGACGATGATCGGCCCGTCGGTGCCCATGATCGTCTCGACAGGAATGTCACCCGTGACGACGGCCCGCTGGTCGGGCTGCGGCATGCCCTGAAGGATCGCGCCCTTGACTTCGGCCTCCGACAGCGGCTTGGGGAGGCCCTGCGCCGCGTCGATCGCCGGCAGCCCAACAAGTCCGGCGACATCGGCGGGAACAGCGGGCCGAACGTCGCCCGGCGCCAGGTTGTCGTAAAGGCTGCTGATCGTGCTGCCGAGAACGGTGTTCTTGTTGTTGATGATCGACGCTTCGGCGCTCTTGTCATAGCCGTAGCGCTGCGTGGCGTTACCTTGGTCGGTGGCGTAAGTGAAACCGGCTGGTGTCTGGCCGTACCCCTGCACTCCCGTCAACGCAGAGCGCGCCGATGCGGTGGGGTCGTTCGGGTGATCGAACAACCACGCGAGTTGCCCGGCCGCTTGCTTCGTCGCAGCGGCGGAGGCGTACCCTGACAAATCGCTGCCACTGGGCGGCGCGAAGGCCGCGGCGAGATTGCTAAAGGCCGCGCCAAGCGCTGGGTCGTTATACAGCCGGTTCATTGCCACAGCCATCAGCCAAAAACCCCGTTTTCCTTGGCGCGCTTCCACCGCGCGACCGCTGCTTGCCGTAGTTGCTCGCGCCACTCGGGCGTCATGATCCGGCCTGCCGAAGCCCGTCGAAGTTGCTCGCGTCCCTCCGCTGTTGCGGCTCGCTGTGAGGCCGAACGAGACATCTTCTCGCGCGCTTCTGGAGTGCTCGCCCCCTGTTTGGCCCTTGCCTGCTGTTGCTTCTCACGCGAGATCGGCTTTCGCTTAGACCTTGCTCGCTCAAGCTGTTCGCGCCCTTCAGGCGTCTTTGCGCGTTCGACCGCTGCTTGGCGCCGCTTCTCGATAGCCTCCGGCGAGTTCATTCTCGCTACCGCATTACTCCGGAACGCCGGATCGTCCCATCGGGCTCGGTGAGCTGCGGAAATCCGCGCTCTAGTGGCCTCGGACTTTTTCGGCGCGTAGCCCCCTTCGGCCACATTCAGCCCGTTCGGTTCCAACGTGCCAAACTTAGCGATCCAGAAGCATTCGCGGGCTTGCAGGTCTGCCAGCGGAACGCGCTCGATGACGGCAAAATCAAAGGCTTCTGGCCCGAGCAACTGTAGCGCTCGGCCTACGCGGGTGCGAGCATACGAATGAGCGCGCCACCGCCGCTCCGGCTTGTTGCGGGTCTGGCCGACGTAACACGGCTTAGCCGCCCCCTTGAGGGTGATCGTATAGATGAAGCCTTCGGTCATCCGAACAAGCTCCCCAACCGGATGCCCTGATTGGGCGCTGCGGCCACCATCGTACCGACGCCCGGAATGACGCTCACCCCGCGGGACGTGGCGGCGCTGGTCATGAACGGCAGGTTTCCGCCCGCCAGCCCTGCGCCCGTGGCGACCGTGCCGAGACCGCCGAGCAGATCACCGAGGAAATGTGCGCCGTCGCCGGCGTGCCCGGCCTTGTCGAGCTCGTAGGGCACCACCGAGGCCGAACCGGTCTTGAAGCCGCCGATCTGGGCGACCTGGCCGGCGTCACGCGCCGTGGCGAGGCTCTTGTCCGCCAGCACGTCGCCGAACGCCCGCAATTCACCGAGCGCGTCGGCCTGCTGATTGGTGAAGTCGCGTGCGTCGGTGCGCTGTTGGTCTTCATTCCGGACAACGATGTCCGACGACGAGGTCGGTAGCGCTGCAACGGGCGCGGGCTCTTCGACGGCCTGCCCCCGCAGGTAATCGCCGAGCGCGACGCTCCGGTCGGCCTGATCGGCGCCGAAGTCCTGATAGCGCTGGCGCGACGTGAGGTTGATCGCGTCGGCCTCCTGGTTGAGGCCGCGCTGCCGAATGCGCTCCGCCGCGAGCGCGTCGTTGCGCGCCGCCTCGATCTGCGTCTGCGCGGAGTAGTTCGCGACGGTCGAGCCCAGCGTCAGGGCGATGCCGGCGATGGTCAGCGGATCACAAATATCGGCCTCCTATCGCACGACGACGGCGTTTGACGAGGGGGTGAACAGCCCCGTGTTATACCGGCCGCCTGTCTGGCCTCCGGAATAGTAGTTCGCCTTTTCCAACGCGGCCTGCGTGCCGAGCGTCGACGTGAAGTCGGCGAAGAGATTGGTCAGCGGACTGAAGGCGGCCGGCTGCGTCAGCGCCGAGGCCCGCGTGATGGCCGAATTGGCGGCGCCCTGCGCATCGCCGGTGGCGTTGAGCATGGCGATCAGGTTCGAGCGGGCGTCTTCCACCGAAGCCTTGGACTGGTTGACGTAGGAGAGCGCCTGGTCGCCAACCTGCTGTTTCGTCAGGTCGTACTTCTTCTGGAGTTCGGCCGCTTTCGTACCGCGCGCCGAACTATCCAGCAGGCCAGCCCGATCGAGTGCATACGCGAGCTCGCGCTGCGCCCCGGAATACTGGTCCTCGAGCTGCGGGTTGGCGTAGTCGAGAAAAGCCTTCTTGCGGGCGTCGTAAAAGCCGTTCGTGAACTGGTCGTCGAACGTCTTGTTGATCTGCGTCGTGCCTTCGCGGACACGCTTCTGGCGCGCCTGCTCGTCGGCGCGAGCCAGCGCCGCCTCGTTGCCCCCGCCCTTGTTGCTATCGCCCATCCGGCATCGCCCGTCTCATCGAGAACCCCACGCGCTTGAAGCCAAAATGCTCCAGAAACCTTGCGGTGCGCTCGGAGTTGAACTCGTTGTCATTGCCGCCCACAATCTCACGGGCGCCGAGCTGATCGCTCCAGGCAATGAGTTGTTTCATCAGGATTGCGGCTGCTCGACTTCCGCGGCGTTCGGGCAGGACAAATATAACCTCCTGCGTGGTGAAAAGTCCATCCGCTGCGCGATACTCGTAGAAATCGCAAGTCAGGAAGGCGATGACCTCCCGCTTGTCCTCGACGACGAAGAACGTCGGACTGGCGCGGTCGAGATACGACTGCAACGTGCGCCGGCAGCGCTCCTCGTTGAACACCATGTCGGGACGGGTGTCGGCGACGTTCATTCGAGCCATGCGAACAATGGCGTCGAAGTCGTCCTCAAGCGCCAGGCGAACGAACATCGCGATACCCCGGCCATATGTCATCGGCAACGCCGCCCGCGGCCTCGTACCCTGCGATGTAGCCGTACACGTAGCCGTTATCGGCGCGGCCTCCACATTCTAGGCAGTCGTACTTAGCGCCCAGCGTGGCCTTCCCGCCCACGAAACGGTGCCGCTTGCAGCCTGCCAGACGCACCGAGTTCGCCTTTGCAGCGGCGGCGATCTCCAGCAGGTCGCTTCGAGATAGCCCGGTGAAACCCGCGATCTTGTCCAGACTGTCGCTCACGTTTTGATCCTCGCGAACTGGATGAAGGCTTCGCCGTGACGCCCGTAGTTCAGCATCGGAGCCGTCTCTTGCTTGAGACCGAACAGCCGAAGCCACTGATGCGTCTGCGCGTAGTCGTGAAGCGAGATGGCCTGGATGCGGTGAATGCCGGCCGCCTCGTACCGGTCGAAGAGCCGACGGAAGAAACGCGTCACGGGCAGCGCCACTTTCGGGAAGTCGTCCGTGGCGAAAAACAGCAGCGTAATGACGTTCGGCCAAGCCTCTATCGTTCCGGCGATGCCGACGGGCGCCTGCTCATGATAGATCGCAAATACGTCCTCGCGGCCGCCGTAAGACCGGGACAGCACCCCGGCCAATTGCTCGCGGGTATCGGCTGGCGACACGGCGGAAAACTCGGCGAAGTCGCGGTCGCGCATATTCAGCGCGACGTGCCGTACGGCGTCGGCTGTGGCGCGCTCAATCTTCATCGGCATCGAGATCGTGATGGATGACGACGGAGCTCAGCCGCGCTGCGCCGGTGCCTTGCGACCGGAACCGCAAGCTCAGGTGGGTGGACGAGCCGATCTGCGGCAGTTTGTCGCCGTTATAGGTCGTCTTGGACAGCACGTTGACCGGGTCTTCGACCGTCAACTCCGTTGGCTGCATCGCCGCCGCAACCGCCCACTGCCCTTCGAGCGCGGCGTCCATGCTCTCCCACGTCTTCGCCCGCGTGGGCTGGTTCGCGTCGAGATACGGCAGCCAGGCCTCGGCGACAGTGCTGTCGTAGACCTCTTCGGCGCCGAGCCCACCGTAGACGTAGATCGTGTTCCCGGAGCGCAGATAGACGCGCTGCTTGAAGACGACCATCTGCTCCACCGTGAACCCAGGCTCGTAAGTGGTCCATGCGCTGACCTTTGCTCCGCCGAAGTACGAGAAGACGAAAATCTGATCCTTCACCGCAAGCCAGTAGCGGCCGGTGCTGGGCTCGATGCAGCTTGTCACCAGCCCGGCCTCGTCTTCGGCCACTTCCTTGAGGGCGGCGCGCACCAGCGTGTCGATGGGCACGCCGATGTCGGTCGTCGACGCCGCGTTGGAGCTGTCGCGCGCTCGTAGCGACCGCACGCCGCCGTCGACGTAGAAGATGTCGTTGTCGCCGAATTTGGTGACGCTGTTCGGGTAACGCGTGCCCGTATTTTCGAGCGTCTGCACTTCACGGTTCAGCGTCGGATCCGGGTCGACGTACTCGATCTGGGTCGTCTTCTCGGCGAACACCGCCACCGAGCTCTGGTACTTGGCCAGCGCCACCATGTCCTCGAGGCCAGCGGCGATCGACGACATGTCGATGAAACCGGCGCCGGTCGTGTCCGTCGTGAATTTGGTCGGCTGCTTGAGGCCGGAGAAGTGCAGGTTCGGTCCCGATACCGAATACATCTTGCGGCCGACGGTCTTCACGAAGGGGCCGGGCTGAAACGTCGTCGTGGCGTCGGCCCCGTCCGCGAGCGCGAGACCGGTAGCTGGACTGACGACGAGCCCGTTCGCCAGCGTGAACACGACGGCGCGGCCGTTGGCGCTGGCGCTGGCTACCGCAGCGATGATGTTGACGCGCGTTCCGGCCGCGGTGGCTGTATAGTCTGGCACCGAGGTCAGGGAGTTGATGGCGGCGGCAATGAGGGACGCCGTGTTCTCATGGCTGGTTGCCCAGGAGACCGGCCCCGTCAGGACCGAAACGCCGTCCACCTTCAAGTCGGATAGCTGCGACGTGATGGCTGCCGCGCCGCCCGACATGACCACGCCATTGCCCGTCGTCGCGTTGCCCGCGACGCTAACGACGATCGCTGTGCCGTTGATGGCGGTCCCTGTTGCCGCGGCGGTGACATTTACCGTCGGCCCGTTCGAGGTCGCGGAGTAGTCCGGGCTCGAGGAGAACGAGTTGATCGCGGACGCGAGGGCGGCCGCGGTCGTGGAGTTGTCGCCGGTGTGATCGACGGCGGCGCCGATGATCGACACCCCGTTGATCTTGATGTCGGTGATCTTGTTGACGCCCGCCGACAGCGTGCCGCCCGTCACCTGGAAGGAGCCCGTGGCGGCTACAGCCGGGGTAACGCCGCCGCCCGTCACGTCGAAGGACGCCCGAGCGCGGCCATCGAACCAATCGGTGACGCGCACGCCGTCGTAGAAGTGGAATATCGTGCCGTCGACGAAGAGCCCCACCGCGTAAATCTTGCCAGCGTAGAGCTCGGCGCAGAGAACCTCGTCGAGTGCCGTAACACCGTCGGAATGCTGAAGACGCTGATACGAAACGCCGCTCGGGAGCAGTGGCGCCGGATCGCTGCCGAAGACGTAAACGCCGATCGAGTTGTACCAGAGGCCGAACGTGCCGGCGGGGAGGCTGTAGGTCGGCACGAAGGCCGCGCGCTTCTCGAACTCGCCACCGCTCGTGATGTGCCCGTTGACGGCCTTCACCAGAACGCCACCAGCCGTCGTCTCGGGCAGACGCCGGGCGTCTAGGCCGCCGGTGAACTCTTTGATCCAGATGTCGCCTATTTCGGCCTCCCGCTCAGGTTGGCGGGCGGTAGGTCGTGATGGCCGGACGGCGACGCGCCGGCTCGTCGGACCCGAACATCTTGAACCGGCGGCGCGGCATCAGCTTGCCGCGCGCCTTGGCGTAAAGCCGGCTGGCCTGGTCGAGCTTCAGCTGCGCGTCCTTGGCGCCGGTGGCGGCCAGATAGTCCGCGGCGGCCGACTTGACGAGGATCTGGTCGTCGAGGTCCGCCGTATCGCCGTCGTCAACAAGCGGACGCAGCTTGCGGATGCCCGTGATCCGCAGGCGGCCTTCCAGCGTCGTGCTGTCGGCGTTCACGTCCGGGATCGGCCAGATTTCGATCTGCTCGTCTTCGTAAATGCGCCAGCGGCAGGCCGGGGACGAACGCACATCTAGCTCGCTGTCGTGGGCGGCGTAGTGGCCATCGTCGATGCCGGGATCGAGGGGTACGTAAGCACCCGACACGCGGACGCAGACCGTCTGGACGCGATCGATGACGAGATCGTCGAGGACTTCGCCGTCGAGGTTCACCGCCGTGGCGAGGTCATAGAAACGCTGGCCTGCCTGAAGATCGATGAACCGATCGACGCGCAAATGGGGCCAGTCGAAATCGTCCCAGAACCACTCCTGCTTGCGCTGGAGTTCCTTGACCTGGGTGTCGCGCACCTGGTTGTTGTGCGCTGCGTTGAGGGACAGGCGGCACGCGGCCCGATAGTCATCGAGCAACTTGATGAGGGTCGTTCCGCGCGCCATTGAAGCTCGCCCTTACTTGAACATGTCGGCGTCGGGCATGTCCTCGATGCCGTCTTCGGGCTCCTCGGACTGCGCTTCGGTGGCGCCACCGACCGGCGCCGCTTCCTGCTGCGCGGCATCGCCGGGCTCGGCGTCGGCCTTCTTGGCACGCTTCTTCGCGCCGCCCTTCTTGCCGTCGCCGTCGTGGTCGAGCGGATGGACGACTTCCTTGCCGATGACCGGAGCTTCGCGCGACTGCTCGGCCTCGCGGCGTTCCGCGGGCGTGGCGCCGGCGTCGCTGACGCGGGAGGCCGGCTTGTAGAACTCTTCGGGAAGCTCCAGCTCGGAGAAATCCTCGAACAGGCGGGCCGCGACGCCGGGGAACAGCATCTCGACGGCCTGCGCCGTGGTGCGGCCCTCGACACTGCGACCGTACCGCTCGACGAGGCGCTGGCGCTCCTGGCGGCTGGTGCGTTCGACCTGGCCGTAGGGCTCGATTTCCTTGACGCTCTCCTCGCCGTGGATGATGCGGAGAACCGCAACCTCGGAAGGGGTGACGGCGCTCTTCGGTACCGTGTTGCCGGCATCACCGCCGAGCGAAAGAAGAATATGGGCGAGCTGCATTTCAGGCTCCTATTGGGTGGTTGGTCGGTCGGGCTGGCGAGGACGGGACCGAAAGCCCCGCCCTCTGACCCCTGGGAGGGGATTACTGACGATCGCTATCGTCGAGACGGATGCGCACGAACACCGTGCCCGAGCCTTCGGCGAAGGCTGTCACCGACGCGGCTTCGATCGAAATCGCGTCCTTCTTGGTGATGCGGTTGTTACCGGTGATGTCCGTGCCCTGCACGATCTTGCCCATCGTGTTGACGCCGACAGTGGTGAGCGCCAGCAGACCGCCAGACAGGTTCGTCGTGTTGATCTCGGCGTTCAGAGTTGCCAGCTTCGACGCCGTGGTGGCGGGAACGTTGGTGACGAACGAGATGTCCTCGACGTAACCGTCAACGCCCGGACGGAAGTCCGTGACCACGTCCTGCGTGCCCGTGATCGACGCGAGATTGACCGGGAAGGCCAGCTCCAGCACGTTGTTGCCGTTCTGGGTGTCGAAGAAAAGCTCGACGGTCGAGCCGGCGGCCCAGGTCACGCCCGAAGAGTTCGTCACGGTGATGAGCGACGCGCCGTAGGTCGCCGAGACCTTGGAGGCCGCGCCGGTCAACTTGTCGTTGCCGTTGACGATGGCGTAGAGGCCCGCCGAAACGAGGAGGCCGGCATTGAAGTCGCCCTGCGAGAAACCCGAGGGGTAGGCGATGGTGAAAGTGCCGCTGTTCGCCACATCCGCCGCGAGAACGGTGGGCACGCGAGCGAAGCGATCTTTGACCTGAGGCATTTGCGATCTCCGCTATGCGATGAGGGGAGCCGGGCGCCTTATGGCGTCCGGCTTGTCCGTTCCGTCTTACGCGATGTCGTACACGCCCGACGTGTTGAGCTGCTTCGCCACCATCACACCGGTCATCGTGATGCCGTTGTACATGACGTAGCGGTCATACGGCCGCGCGGGGTTGTGCTTCTTCATGCGGTTGCCGTCCATGTAGAGCAGACGGACACCGGTACGGCCCATGTCGATGACGTACATACGCTTCGACAGACCGAGATCGTCGAGGGTCGGATCCCAGACGATGTCGATGCCCTTCCACTCGACCGGCCCCTGCGAACCATCCACCGTGCCCTTGAGGCCGGTGTTGGTGTAGTAGCCGTTGGCGCGCATTTCCTTGCGGTAGGCGGCGATCCAATCGGAGCCGGCGAACAGCTTGTAGCGGCTCGAGCCCTGACGGTACTTCGAGAGCTGGAGCCACTCCTTCTCCATGAACTCGATGAGCGCGCCGCCGTTGGCGGTATTCGACGTGATGGCGCCCTGGCCGCCGGCGAGGCCGTTGGCGACAGTGGCGGCGCGGTTGCGCCACCAGGTGTTCGCCACGCGGCCGATCGTGCCGGTCGTGCCGACAGTCGGGCTGTCGAGGATGAGCGCCTGGATGCCGGCGATGGCCTTGGCGTCCGACGAGCCGTCACCGTGGATCAGGCGGTCGAGCGAGTAGGCGTAGTCTTCGCCGAGCGTGTCGTTCTTTTCCTCGAGAAGGTTGGCAAGCGCCTGGTTCTCGCGGTCGTCCATCGGGGACGTATTCTGGTCCGCACCGTCCTCGGTGACGTTGATGCCGTCGACCTTGAGCTCGGTCATGGTCACGACCATGCCGATGTGGTGCTCCTTCCACGGGAAGCGCGCACGCTTGATGCCGGTCGGGTTGTAGTAGTTGACCTGGTCGTCGCCCGAGTAGCCCTGAAGCGACCCGCCGCCCTGCCCGGCCTTCACCGCGAAGGAGACGTTGTCCTTGCCGCCGGTGAACTTGCCGGCAGCGGCGTTGAACGCCTCGAGCATCGGCTTGTTGGCGACATTCTGCTTGAAGACCGTGCCGCGGTCGATGAAAGTCTCGAGTACCGCGTTGTTGATGTTCGCGATCTCGTCGGAAGTGAAAGGCATCGCGCCTGACCCCTATTGCTTAGGCCGTCGCCCGATTGGCGCGCACGATGTCGAGCACGCTCAGGTTTTCGGGCTTCTGGCCGCCTGCGACCGTGCCGCCTGTCACTGGACGGATCGCCGGTTTCTTCTGCGGCTGGGCGGGCTGGCGGACCTGCTGGGGCAGTGCATCGTTGACGGCCTTGTAGGCCTTCTGCAACTGCGCCACGACGCCTTGCGGCGTGGTCGGCTTGCCCTCCGAGTGCTGGAGAAACAGGATTTCCTTCTGGAGCGAAGGCAGCTTGCTCTCGAAGTTCGGGTCTTTCTGGCGGCGGTTTTCTTCCCAGGTCGCCGCGGCGCCGGTTAGGGCGCTCGCTGCGGTGTTCGCTTCCTGCCGTTCCCGCTGTTGCTGCTGGAACGACGTGCGGACCTGCGTCGCCTGCACGGCGGCATTGGCCCGGCTCACCTGAAGGGCCGCTTCCTGGCTCATCTCACCGTTCTGCACCTTGAGGCGCAGGTCTTCGGGGAGGACTTCGCCGGCCGCTACGAGTAGGGCCTGGACACGCGGCTTCAGGCGTTTCCATGCTTCCACCGGATCGGTCTTCATCAGGCTCATGATGAGCATGCCGTCGGCGGCTTCTTCCGCGCTCAGACCGTTGGTGTCCAGGAAGTTCTGGACGTTCTGGTAGCGGGTCGCGTCCTGCTTGTAGGCGTTCGACTGCCGCAGGAGTTGCTGGAAACGAGGATGCTTGTGGAACGGAACGTCCGAGAAGTTCTCGTTGTCCTGCTCCTTGGGAAGCTCAGCGCCGGTCGACTGACCGTCATCTTCGCTTTCGGCGGGCGAGGCCGACTGATCCGGCGCCCGGCTCTTGTCGATCGCATCGCGAGCAACAGAAAGCAGGTCGGCATCAGTTTCGCCGGTCGCGTCGGACGAGTTCGCGGTGTCAGGCGCGGCCTGCTGGCTTGCCTTATCGTCCAGGGCGGAACTGGTGGACGGCTCCAGTTCCTCGATTTCGTTATCGTCCAGGGTGGGCATGAAAGCTCCTGTAGTTTGCCGGTGAATTTACGGGATGTCGGTCGTTGTCGCAAGTCATTCCATACAAATGACCTACACTGGCGCGGCCACCTGGTTGGAGCCGAAAGAAGGACCGCTTTCGGCCGCGCCCGGCGGCTGGGGCGCGTTGTTGGCGCCCTGCCCTCCTTGCTGGTTCGGGTCGGCCTGCGGGTCGGCCTGCGCACCCTGGGGCGGCGCGAGCTGCTTCTGCTGGTTCATCGCGACGATCGACGGAATGCCCGAGGCGATGGCCTCGGTCACGTCCATCCGGTCGTCGAGGCGGCGCAGCGTCTCCTTGAGCATCCAAGTCGGCTCGAGGCCCGGCATCTGGAGCAACAGCGGTACGATCTGCTTCCAGTTGTTGATCTCGATGGCCTGGTTGGGCTTGCCTGTGGAGCCAGCCTGCACTTCGAGGAACACTTCGCTGGCAATGTCGGCAAGTGACATTTCCGGCCACACGGCGCCAGGACCGACGATCTCGGTGACTTTCTCTGGCGACATCTCGCGCTGAAGGATCTGGCCGGACGAGCGAGCGATGACGGTCAGGAAGCTGTCGAGATCATCGATGCTCGACCCGTCGGACGAGGCCGAGGAATTGGCGGCGATGGCGCTCTCGGTCGCGGTGGCCTTGGCCACCCCGCCGAACTGCGCTTCCTGCGTCCCGACAACCAGCTGCGTGTCGGTGAAAATCTGCTCCGTGGCGTAGAGGTTCGGGTCAACGCCGGGCACCGGCAAGGTCTGGAGAATTTTGCCGATCTCGGATTGCGGGTCGATGTTGAGGCCGAGTGCCTCGAACGGCTTGAGGTTCTTGAGGATGAGCGGATCTTCCTCGTCGCCGAACGAACCGTTGGCGAACACCCAGCGCGGCCGGGCGGCGTCACGATGCTCGCGCATGCCCTGCCGGGAGCGGTTGTGTTCCTTCTGCATGTCGATCATCAGCGACACGTCGGACGGCGGGAACAGTTCGTCTTCGCTCTCGACCGCGTTGAAGGTCAGCGCGTAGACGGGCCAGAAGTCCTCAACGAAGACATCGGGCGCTGCGGGCTCACGGAGAAAATCCTTATAGCCGTCCGCCACATAGTAACAGAGGCCGGAAGCCTTGTCGTAATGCTTCCAGACGCAGACCATGCCGGCCTTCTTGTCCTGCGGAAGCGACCACTCGTAGTCGTCGTCCATCACGTCGTTGGCGCTGATCTCGCGCGACGATCCCGCATTGGCGTTGTAGCTGGTATAGCCATCCTTCAAGTCGATACCGAACATCTCCTCCACTTCGTCGGTGGTGAAGAGATACTCGACCGAGATGTGCCGGGCGCCGATGAAACCGTCGAGAGACTTGCACAGCTTGTCGGGGATGACCTTCGTCGACTGCGGGAAATCGATGATGAGACCCTCCCGCATGATAACCTCAGGCTCCTGCTGGAGCTGCTGGATCGAGAGCTCCAGTTCGGCGCGCTCGGCGCTATCCTCGTCGATCTCGCCTTCCGCAAGGTCCTGAGCGAGATGCTTCAGATGGTCGAGGCGGCCGCGCGCGTCGGCGAGGCTCTCGGTCAGGCCGGGTCGCGGGCCGTATTCACGCTGAAAGCCAAGCTCGACATAGGCGACGCCGCACGTGCAGGCCCGGCGAACCGTCTGCTTCATGCCCCGCTTGAAGTCGAGCGGCTTTTGCTCCTGGAGGGCGTAGGCGAACAAGACCTCGAGGGTCTTACCGTACTTCGTGATGAACTGCCGGCGTGAGTAGCCCTGCTGAAAGTCCTGGATGAGCGCCATCGCCTGATCGAAGCCGGGAGGCAGCTGCGGCTGCGCCGGAGTGGCCGTGCCGAAGATCGGATCGATCGTTGGCGGCGTCATCTGCGCCTGCTGCATGGCAAGCTGACCGGCCTGGATCGTCTGGTAGGCCAGCATGAGCGACTGCGGGTTTTCGTCCCAGATGGCGAAATCGAGTGTCTCGCGGCGCGCGGCAGTCGCCTTCGGGTTCTTGGCGTAGAGCGCGGCCGTCTTCTGCTTCACATGCCGGCCGGCGATGTTGGCGCGGTACTTGTCCTCGCCCCAATCCTTCTCGGCGCCCCACATCGCGACCTGCATGTCGCGGCGCATGCGCTTGAAAGCCTTCTCGTGGTGCTTCTTGTCGGCCTTGATGGTCTGGAGGATCTGCTTGACGAGCGCGGCGCGCTGCGCCGGCGTCTGGCCCTGCCCTTCGGCCTCGTTCGTCGCGGGCGCGGCCGAAATGTCGGTTTGTCCGGCGCTGTCGTCCTCGAAATCCATCAAAAACCTCCAGCCGAGATCCGGGCGCGCTTCTCCTGCTCCCAGCGGTCGGCCTGCTTGACCCAATCGAGCGTCCCGAACGTGGGCTGCTTGACCGCCTTAGTATCAGCTTTTTTGCCCGGTGCGAACTGGCTCTGCAAGCCCAACCCGATCCAAGCGAGCGCGTCGACGAAGTCGTCGTGCGTCCCGTTGGGGAACGCCATCATCTCGTTGATCGCTTTTTCCACCCACAGCATGCCGAACGGAAAAAAGACCTTGCCCATCGCCACGCGGCCGACAATCGACTGCGCGCGCTGGGCCTTGTCGGCGACGGGCGTCACTTCGCGGATGTTGACGTAAGTCCCCGTCTCGACCATTCGCTTGCGCAGAAACGGGCCGATCGATTTGCTGATGTGGCCGCGCTCCGCCCACCAGAGAAGAGGCTTGTTGGCTCCGCGGCACATGGCCAGCATCGCCTCCACCGCCACGTCGGCCTTCATCTTCCGCCAGACGCACTCGAGCAGGTAAATGTTGTTGTCGCGATCGACGCCGATCTTCAGGAAGCAGCTGGGATCGTTGCGCTGCCCGGTGCCGACAGCGTGGTCGGACGACGCATAGATGCGCAGATCATCGGGAAGCGCCACGTTCGTTCCGGGGCCGTAGAAGCGGATGTCCTCGCGCTTGAACAAATCGCCGTCAAGCAAGCTGGGCCGCTGCTGGTAGAGCGCGGCGAAGCCAAGTGGATCGAGCGCCTGCTGTTCCTGGAGGAAATCGAGCCCGAAGGCATCAGGGCCGTCCGGCCACAGCGGTTCGCCCGGCGCGCGGCCCAGCGGATCGTCCTCTTCGGCGATCGCCGGCAGGTTGATGATTTTGATCTTCTCGGCGAGCTTGACGTTGTAGTTCGGGTTCTCCGGGTCCGTCAGACGCCCGATCGGGTCGTCGGAATGCCACCGGGTGAAGGTCATGATGACCAGCTTCTTGCCCATGCGCCGGCTCATGGCGACCTTCGTGAACCAGTTCCACGCCTGGTCGCGGATCGCCTGGCTCTGAGCTTCCTTGTCGTCCTTGATGAGGTCGTCGATGATGAGCAGATGCGCGCCGCGGCCGGTCAGCGAGCCACCGCGGCCGACAAATGACCATTGCCCGCCCTGCACGGTCTGAAGGCGGTCCGACGCGCTGCCGCCGCGCTGGAGCGACACCGTCGGGAAGACCTGCTTGAACTGCGGCATCTTCACGATGCCGCGCACGTCCTTGCCGAAGTCCATCGCGAAATCGTCGTTGTAGGTCGCGACAACGCCGTTGAGCTGCGGGAAGCGCCCGATGAACCACGCCGGCAAGCGACGGCTGACCTGCTCGGATTTGCCGTGCCGCGGCGGCATGGTGAGGATCAGAAACGGGATGTTGCCCTCGACGACCTCCTCGATCACGCGAGCGATGGCGTCGTGATGGCGGGCGTTCTTGTACTTCGATCGCTCGACATCGTTCGGATCCTCGGGGTCCGGCGACGTGAACTTGATGAAGGACATGAACTTGGTGCGCGCTTCGACGGCCTTCTGCTGGCGCCTGAGCAGGGCAATCTGCTGGTTGATCGCCTTGAGATCGTCGGCCTCTTTGCTGGCTTCAGCCTGCCGCGCCTCCCACTCGTAGCGTCGGCCCGTCTTAGGGTTGATGCCGCCGGCCATCAGGGATGAAGCCGTAGCCCGCCGCTGACAACCCACGCTATCACGGCGGCTACAACGCTGCCCCCAATCGCGGTGAGCAGCCAAAAGCCCAACCGGTTCCAGCCCTCGATGCTGGAGTTCATGTTGGTCAGCTTCAGCTCGATCAGCTCGCGGAGTCCATCGAGCTTGTCGTCGAAACTTTTCGTCGCCGCCTCGATAACGGCGAGGCGCAACGTGAAGTCGTCCACTCGGCGGGTAAGCTGCGTGATGTCGCTCCGCATGCGTTCCATCTCATCCATTCCGCCGCAATATCCTATCGAGCCCTGATCTATCGGCGTCTCAGACGACGCCGGCCTTCTTTTCTTCGCTGCGCTGCCAGATCTGAACGCCGAGCACCGCGCAGCCCGCCGCGAGCATGGTGATGAGCAGGCCCGTGACTGCCTCGACGCCCTGAAGCTGGCCGATCCAGATGCCGCGGCAGACGGTGACGGCGATCATCACGAAGCAGAACGTGAAGGCGAGCGCGAAGATCGGGCGCCAGCGCTGTGCAAGCCATCCTTCGGTCTTGGCGTCGTTCAGGAGCACCTGCTGGTAGCCCACCATAACGTCGCGATTGGCTTCAGCGATCCGTGCCATCTCGTCGGTAAAGCGCTGCTCGACATCGCGAACGACCGGCGCCGCCGCCACGGGATCGCGCTCAATGGCCTGCGTTACCGCTTCGGGCGTCGGGTCGGTATGGAGCGCCTCGGCCAGAGCGTCGATAGCCGCGCCCGCCAGCATGCCGCCGACCCCGCCGATCGACTTCTGCACGACGGATTTCAGGACGGGCGCGCCGGCCTGTAACAGCTTGTCACCGAGCGATTTGAGGTCCACGACGTGCTCCTGTCAGAGTTTCTTGAAGGCGGCGACGAGCTCGTCACGATAGCGCCAGGCCAGCCAGGCAAGAACCGCCGCGGCGACGGCGAGCCCACCCCACGGCAGCACATCGCCGACCCAGCCGAGATCGTGAACGGGCGCGTCGGCGGGCAACTGCACGCTATCGCCGGCGCCGGTCACGTCCTCGCCAACGCCCGCCACGACCGAGCCGCCGCCAATCGTTACGGTCGTGGTGGCGGCCTTCTTCAGGTCGATAGCGCGTTGCAGCGCCGAGAGCGTGGCGGCTCCGATAACGCCGTCGACGAGCAGATTGCCGTGATCTTTCTGAAAGCGCTTGGTCGCCTCGATGGTGCGGCCGCCCGGAATGCCGTCGGCCCGGCCACAGTCGTAGCCGAGGTCATTGAGCCAGAGCTGCGCCTGCTGGATGTCGACCGTATCGATGTGCGGCGCAGGGGCGGTAGTCGCTTCAGTCACCCACGACGGCCAGGTGTTGTATTCGGCGATGTCAGCTTCTTCGCCGCGCCGGCGCACAAGGCCGGGCAGACGCTTGCCGCCCGCAGTCGTGCCGGTCTTGCGCAGAAGTTCAGCGCCGGCGGCTACAGCGCCGCGAGCGATCGATCCGGCCCACTTCCAGCCCAGAGCACCGGGGCCGAGATTGTAAACGGCCGAGCACCCGGCCTCGATGACGTTGATGGGCTTGCCGCCGAACTTGGCCTGGACCGCCGGCAGCGCGTCGTGCTCGAGGATGGCCAACAGCACAGCGTAGGCGTCGGCCTGAGTGATGGTGTCGCCGCGGCGCATCTTGCGGCCGTGCTTCTGCATCCACCAGTCGCGAAATACCGGGTTGCCCCAGGTGAAGCCGTACCCGATGGTCGGCACGCCGGCGGGGTCGAGATACCAGCTCGAAACGAACCCCTCGTGGCCACCGATGAAGTTTACGATGCGCGCGGTGAGAATTTCGGTGCTCCGCAGTGTCGGCCAATGTCTGTCGCTAATCCGGACATTACACGACAAGCTGCCGCGCTGGAAGAGGCTGCGGCCGGGGGTGATTACTGATCGCCGAAGCAGACGAAATCCCAACCGATGCCGGGAGCGACCGAGCCCGCGTTCGAGCTCACGTCGTAGCGGGTCAGCACGAAGCTGTTCGTGGTCTTGCCGGACACTGTCGCCACACCATCATCATTGCTGGAACCGGTGCTCGTCGCCACAACAACGTAGTTCGTCGACGAAAACGGCGTCGTCAACGTCACGGTGACGGTATTCCCGTTATCCGTAATCGACGCGACGTTGTAACCGCTAGAAAGCACGGAAGTGCTGCCGCCGGTAATGACGCCCCACGCTTTGGCGGCTGACGGATGCCGATGCTGCGTCCCCGGAGCCACGTAGACGTTTGTCGCCGTTCCGGTCTCCTGCTGCGCTGCCGAGGCGGCTGCCGTGGCCGCCGAGCTTTGCAAGTACCGAGTATCGAAAAACGCCTGGAGCGTGGCTTTCAGATTGGCCCAGGTGAGCTTCTTGGTAGCACTCGACGCAGCGCTATCGGACATCGGCAGCGTATCGGCATCGACTGGCGTGACCTTCGACGTACCGCCGGCGGTCAGCGCGCCAAGTGCGGCCCACACACCGGCCTTAAGGCCGGACCAGGACAGGCTCTTGGTCGCGCTCGATGCTTCGCTATCGGCGATCCCGAAAGTATCGCCGTCAACCGGCGTCGTTTTGCCCGTCTGCGCCGCAATAAGCGGCCCCAGCTTCGCCCCGACCCAGGTGGCGAGCGCGCCGAAGGTCAACCCGCGCAGATTGCCGGAGTTCTCGCTGTCGACGAGCGGCAGCTTGTCCGCATCAACGGGCGTCGCCTTCGTCGTGACGTTGGCCACGCCTTCGGCCACGCTCTCTTCCTGGCCGATGACGTTGCGGAAGCCCGCGGCCGCCGTGGCGTCCAGCTTGATAGGCGTCACCGAGCCGTCGGTGAGCGCGATGGCGGAGAAGGTGAGCAGGAACGTCCAGGTCAGCGGGTCGAGATCCGGGCGCGTGCCCGGCGCCGACGTGTGCGTCAGGTTGGCCTTGTAGAAGGTGTTTCCGTAGGTCACACCATCGCCGGCCTTGTACGCGGTCGCCGTCGCCCAGCCGCCGCGGAGGGTAAACCCGAGCACCAGCGTGTCGGAAAGCTGGTCCGTCCCGACCACCTTGTTGGCCAGCGCCCCGTCGGAACGCCGGATATTGCCCAGCGCGTCGATCGTCTCACTGATGGATTGCCCGATCTGGGAGAAATCGTTGTCGAGCTGCGCGCCGGGCTTGGGCGAGGCCGGATTGACGCTCTCGAAGCCGGAATACGAGTAGCTCGGATCGTACTTGGTCGGAACCGACATCAGGGCGCCCTTGAATTTGTCGGCCGACAATACCGGACGGCAACCTACACGGTCAAGCAGCGGCCTTCCATTGCCCGCGCTCGACGAGACTGTAGCCCTGCCCCCACACCGTGTTGATCTTGACGCCGAAGGGCTTCAGCTTTTTCCGGATCTTGCAGACGAAAACGTCGATGATCTTGATCTCGGGCTCTTCGTCGGGCCGACCGGAGTACAGCGCGGTCATAAGCTGCTCCTTGGTCGCCATGTCCCGCGCCGTCAGCGCCGAGAACAGTCGGGCCTCGGCCGCTGTCAGCCCCCACTCGACGGGCAGCGGCGCGTTCGGCATCAGCGCCTGTTCAAGCTGACGAACGCGCTCGCGCAACGTATCGATCTCGGCCCGAAGATCGTCGACGATGTCTTCACGCAGCATTCTTGAACTTCCGCCGGTTCATGAAGATCACCGATGCCAGCGCCCGCCAGAACGCCACCTTGCGCTCAGTGGCGAAGCGTTCGGCCTCCGCCTCGAGCGAACTCAGGTTCGCCGAAATCGCGATAGCGACACGCTCGTCGCTCATCTCGCCCTTGTACTCGGCGGCGAACAGCAGGTACTCAACCGCCTTCAGCAGGCCCGCCGAGATCGGCGCGGCGCCGCCCTTGACGCAAATATCCAGAATGCGCCGGGCGCCAGCGGCGTGTCGGCGGTTGATGAGCGCCCGCAGCGTCGTGACCGCCACCAGATCGCCGACATCGTAGCGGCCCATCGGCGGCGGGTTCTTGAGCACCTTGGCGCCAGCCCGTTCGCAGACCTGCTCGATCGTCACCGCGTCCTCGTCGCCAGCCGCTACAAGCGCACTGTGCAGCTGCGTCGGCGTGACCTGGATGCGGTCCCGGTTGTGCCGGACAAACGCCGTGGCCCGCGTCGCCTTCTCGTCGGCCTCGATTACTAGGACCGGCAACTCGGTGATGCCGCCGTGGGTCACCGCGGCGATGGCTGTGTGCTGGCCGTCGATGACCTCGAGCCGGCCTTCAACTTCGACTACGACGGGCGGCTTGAAAGCCCGCCAGTCCCAGCCGGCGACGATCTTGCGGATGAGCCGCATCGAGCGCTCGGAGAGGCCGCGCTGGTAGCTCTCGTCGACCCCCAGAGTGCGCGGATCGACAAGGCGGATTTCCGGCGGAGCGGTAGGGATCGCGTTGGGCGTTACGTCGGGGAGGTTAAGGGCCGTGATGGCGCGCATGGGGTTCTCGGTTGGTCGTGTTGGTCGTGTCTGATTTGTAGACCGACATTTGACGACAAGTCAACAGAGAGTTAACGCGGCTCGCCTCGCCATTCGCCCCTCCTATGGCCCCCGACCTAAGCCGAGGGCGGGGTTCCGGGCACTGCATGGGAGGCTGAGATTTCGCCTACATCCGCTTCGGCTCGAAAGGAGGAACCCCTATGAATTGGGTTATTCGGGGGCGCGGGCCGCGGCGGCCAGCCGCTCGCGCAGCAGGTAACCCTCGAGCTGCCAGATCTTGCCGCGGGCGTTGTCCCGGGCGATCTTCCGGCCGATCTGCTCGTCGAAGTTCTCGGGCGAGGCGGCCGCGCTTTCGCCGACGACCTGGAAGCCGTTGCGCAGCGTGAGCGCGCAGACGGTGAGCGTGGTGCCGGGGAAGACGTGGTAGGCCTCGGCGACGATCGTGTCGTCGATCAGCTGCGGGGTGAGGCGGGGAGCGTTGAGGCCCTTGGCCTGGATTTCGTTCTCGATCGCGGCTTCGTCTTTGCTCATGACTTCCTCTTCGGGTTGAGCGTCGGGTGTCTCGTGTCCGGAATGTAGGCCGACAATTCCGACGCGTCAAGCGGGCTCGATCGGGCCGGGGAGGCGGGGCGGACGGGTCGTCCGGTTCGTTTTTGGGGCGAATTTTTCTGTGCGCGTCTGACGCGGCTTCCGGTTCCGCCGGCCGACCCTATGGCAGGGGCCGGGTCCGGCCACAGGCCGGCCAGGCGGACGCCGCAACGCCGCAACAGTCTATCGCATACTGTTGCATACGCTTGAGCGGCAAGGCTTTGCGGCGTTGCGTTGGGCACTAGTTGGGCACACTCACCCAAAAACGCCAGTATCGGGTTCATCGACGCGATGCGCGTTGACCTCTTTGGCTTGGGCTGCGGCGTTGCGCTCGAGCTCGCCAATCGTCCGAGCGATCTGCTCTGGCGTCATCTCGTGAGGCTCGAGCGTGTCGGTACCTTCGGCGCTGATGCCTGAGTGCTTCACCAGGTTGACAGCTGCGTTGACCCGCGCGCCCGATGGCTGTTTCACGTCGCTGGCAATCTCGATCAGCACCCGCACCCCAACTTCGGCCCCTTCCGAGCGCAACCGGTCGCGAGCTGCGGCCCGCGATGCGGCCTGAATGCGCGGATCCTGCCGCTTCTGGCTTCCGATGACGACCGGCTGCGAGTAGCCAGCCTTAGTGGCCGCATAGGTCGCGTCGCCCGTTTCGCCGTAGTGCTTAGCGAAGATACCCTCCATAGGCGTCAAGCGCCCCGTCTTATCCGGCATGACCGTTAACCTGTTTCGAGTTTACGCTCCAAAACCTTAAGCTCGCTTGAGGTATGGCGCAATGCGATTTGTCGGTTTCGTCTGTTGACTTGTATGGCAATGCGACATACATATCCGACACACGCAACCCACGGAGCGGACAAATGCCACACGTCTTGACCAGAAGAGCCTACCACTTCGACGAGCTTTCCCCAGCCGCAAAGGAACGCGCCCGCGATTGGTGGCGCGCCCTTGAGAACCAGGACTTCGACACGGAATACGTGATCGATGATGCGCAGCGCATGGGCGCAATTCTCGGCATTGAGCTCGATACCAAGCCCGTCAAACTCATGGGCGGCGGGACGCGATACGACCCCGTCGTCTATTGGTCGCAAGGCGACGGCGCCTGTTTTGAAGGCCGCTATCGCTACGCCAAAGGCGCCAGCAAGGCTATCCGCGCCGAAGCGCCGAAAGACACGGAATTGCACCGTATCGCCGACGCGCTCCAGCGCGCGCAGCGCAAAGCCTTCTATCGCCTTGAAGCGCGTTGCCAGCACCGGGGACACTACTGCCATTCAGGCTGCATGAGCGTCGACGTGTCGGACGCTGACGACGATTACCGGACCTTGCCCGACGGCGCCGAGGACGCCATTACCGACGCGCTGCGCGACTTCGCCAACTGGATCTATCGCCAGTTGGAGCAGGAATACGAGTGGCGCATGGCCGACGATCAGGTCGACGACGCCATAACCGCCAACGAGTACGACTTCGACGAGCGCGGCAACCGCTTGGCCTAACCCGTCCGTAATCGCAGCCGACACACCCGCCACACCCGACAAGGAAGCCCCGCCATGACGATCATCGTCCGCATTCACGGCAAGCCCGTCACGCTGACCGACGCCACGCTAGACGCCACTTGGCAGTGGTTTGCGAACCATGAGCGCGAATGCGCCCGCGCAGCCCAGGCGGGCGAATTTCGCGTGAACGATCTCGCCCGCTACGTCGAGCATTGCAATCAGAACGCTGCGCGCTATGACGCCCACAACACCGAGGGACGCCCCTTGTCCCTGACCTTCATCCAGCGCGCCTACTTCATCCAGAGCGGCGAAAGCGTGCCGATGCTCGCCTAGACTGTCCGCAATAGCGACCGACAACCCCGACACACCGACCAAGCCAAGGAAACCGACCGATGATTACCCCCGAAAATCTTGTTGCCCGCGAAGTGCACTACTGCGTTTCGTATCTCGTTTCGACGCTAGCCAATGGCGCCGGGCAGATGCTCAACGCCGCGCGCATGCGGGAGAGCTACAGGACCGCACCAGGTGCGGATCTGGCTGAGCTAACCGAACAAGCGGCCGAACTAGCTGCGCCCGTCGATGACTGGGAGGAAGCCGCGCGGCAAGCCGGATGGGTATCAGGCCCGGAAGGCACACCCCAGGATTGCGACTTCACCCACCCCGACAGCGATCAGGTTTACAACAATTGGGAGACCCTCTGCGATAGCGAGGGGATCGAGCCGTACCAGTGGGAAGTCTTCGAGCACTGGATTATTTCCGACTGGCTCGCCGACAAGCTCGAAGCGCATGGCGAGAAGGTCGACAAGGATTTTGCCGGCATGACGGTTTGGGCGCGCACCACAAGCGGCCAGGCTATCGCGGCCGATAGCGTGGTCGAGAAAATCTGCGCGGAGCTCAACGCCGCATGATTTTCCTGCTCGCCCTGGGGTGCGCACTGATCCTTTTGATCGCACTCCCCGCCCATATCATCGGCCGACTAGGCCACTACGTGGCAACCCGCCTCAGAAGATAACCAGCCGCCGCGCCACCCATAGCGCGGCGGCTTTGCTTCCGACATAGACCAGGCGCAACAGCCGGAACGGCCATGAGACAATCGCCCATGCGATCTCGGCGCCGATCACCAGCATGCCTAACAAGATCGGCACCGCGAACAAGGCGCACACCGCCATCAGCACCAGCATAATCCATCCTCCGCGCAACGCCGCGCCAGATGTATATCACCAGTGTTCGGCCCTTCCAAGTTTGCCGCAGTCCGTGCCGCAGTTGGTGCCTCAGTCGTGCCGTGCCGCAGTTGCCGCAGTGTAGTATACCCCTAAAGGGGTATGTACTAACTGCGGCAAGGCTACTGAGGGGAGGGTTGCCGCAGTCCGTGCCGCAGTTATTTTCAGACTGCGGCAACTGCGGCAAACCGCTATCCGAACACTCCATTGGACAATTCGTCCGCCAAATCGGACACTTCAACGAACGTTTTTTGCATGCGTTTGGCGTCCAGCCGTGTGACTTCGCGCAGCGTTCCGGCCTTGATCCACTCCGAAATCACCGCCTTAACGCGCGCCCTGTCGGTGTCGTCGCCAACGTCCAGCCGCATTGCTTGCGCGATCGGCACGCCAACCCAGGCCTCACCGCTACGCACGTCCCGACGCCATACACCCGCCCGGATCAAGCTCAACGCCACTCCCCTCTCATCGCTAGGCAGGGAGGCCGACGCTTCGGGCAGTTCATAGCGCGTCACCACACCGACGCTATCCCCGCCCATCAGCCGATCAACCCCATCGCCAAGCCCGTTACCCAGCGCCACGGACGCCAGCTGCATCCATTCGGCCCGTTCATCGGCAGGCAGCGCTAGGTTGTTCTTTGCATCGCCAAACCGGAACAGCCGCTTGTGCGAGCCTTCCGCCAACCCCAGCCGCGAGCATTCGCCCCGCGTCATCTTGGTCAGCGCGCGGGTGCTACGCGACGTGGCGATCAGCGCGCCGGCGCCACGGCTATCCTCCACCGTGATCTCCGCCCCGTTGAGCTTACGAACATGGTGCACCAGCTCGATAGACGTTCGGGTTGCGTCCGCTATCCTCGCCCATTGCTTGGTCACCAGGTCGATGGCGCCGTTGTCGTTTTCGCTCACCCGGTGTGACGAAACGAACGGATCGATCTGCACAACATCAAGGCGATTTAGCTTGATCGCGGCAACGAGGGCCGACGCCACGGGCGCACTGATCCGCACGCCCTCACGCGTTTCGGTCGCCAGTACGATTTCCGTCTCGCGGCCCGTGTCGAGAAACAGCCGGTCGCCGATGTCCTCAGGTGTCAGCCCGTAGTGCATCATGGCGGCCGCGATGCGGCGTTCCATCTCCTCGCGCGGATCCTCCCCGTTCCACAGCCACACGCGGAATAGCCCGCGCGGCCTCACACCCAGCAGAGGCTTGCCCGAGGCCATCGCCAAGGCCTCAACGACCTCCAGGCTCGACTTGCCCACGCCGGAGGGCGCGACCGTCGCCGAGACGAACTGGCGCACGTAGTGAACCCCGTAGATGAACTGGCGCGGCGCGATGCTGGCTGGGTCGGGGAACGAATAGGGCGTGGCGTTGATCGACGGCCCGGTCTCATCGCTGCCACCCTTAAGGGCATTTAGCTCGATCTCGGCGAATGGGTTGTCGGGCTCGGCGATCTGCTGGAACCACGCCTCGGCGCGATCGAACGACCCATAGCTCTCGGCCTGCTCGTAGAGCCACGAGGCGCCGCGCTTGTACGGCCCCTTCATGCGGCGCCAGTCGCCCTCGACGGTGCCGGGCTCGTTCTCGCCCTCCACCCAGCGGTCGCACCACTCCGAGAACAACTCGAACGCTTCCTCGGGGTGGTCGGGCAGCGCGGCCTTGATCGCGTAGCCGAACCCCAGATAGGTCTCGCGGGTCGGGAAGTGGGCCGACGTGTTGGGCGTGGCGTTGACCGCCTTGCGGACGGTCTCCAGATCGCCTTTCAGCACGCCCTGGTCGACATCCTTTCCGCTGCCTTCCTTGATGACCTTCGAGGCCTCGGGCAGCTTGGCGCGAAGCGCCTCGAGCAGGCCGGTGAAGTCGTCGGGCTTGAAGACGGGCAGCTGGTCGTAGGGGACGATCTCGCGCGGCCAGGCGTAGGGCTGGCCAGTCTTGGGGTGGATGCCCGCGGCGACGAACTGCCGGCCCTCGGTCAGCAGCTCAACCCGCTCGGTCCCGAACTCGATGCGCTGATATGGCAGCAGGCCGTCGACGCGGCACACGTAGAGGGCTTTCGGATGGTTGCCGATGCGAACGGGCAGCCGCCCCAGCCGGGCATCGATCTCGTCGAGGATCAGCTTGGCGTAGTCCTTGTTCAGCGTGTCGGCGTCGATCGCTACCAGCCCGGACCCGGTCTTGACGCCGACGCCGGCGCCCATGCCCTGCCAGCGGCGCAGATCGTCGCGGTCGGCTTCATACTGCGCCCAATCGAACGACGACCACTTGCCGTCGCGGCCCTTGGTGCCGGGCGTCTTGCCGCGGCCGTCCTGCTTGGTGCCGACGCGCTTGAAGAGCGTCGAGTGCGGGCTGATCTCCGCCTGCGGAGGCACGATAGGCAGAACACGGTGATAACCCAGAGCCCAGAAGCGCTCGAAGGCGGAGAGGTCTGTGTCGATCATGCGAAGACATCCACTTCGACCGGCGATAGCCCGAGACGGCGTTTCGCAATGGCGATGTAGCCGGGGTTCAGTTCAATGCCGATGGCGTTGCGGCCATGTCGCTGCGCGACGAGGCCGGTCGTGCCGGCGCCGAAGAACGGGTCGAGCACTGTGCCACCGGGAGGGCATCCAGCTAGGATGCACGGCTCGATCAGGTCGGGCGGGAAGGTCGCGAAGTGGGCCTCCTTGAACGGCTTGGTCGTGATCGTCCAGACGCTACGGCGGTTGCGCGTCTCGACGCCGCCTACTGCTTTCATGTTGCCGTTGGTCTTACCGGGTACGCGGACGCTGCCAACTTGCTCAGCCAACGTCGGCTGTGACAATCGCACTTTGGTGCTCTCAGCGACCGGCTCCTGCATGGCCTGCTTGTCGATGTAGTAATCCGGGCTTTTCGAGAGCAGGAAGATGTACTCGTGCGCCTTGGTGCAGCGGTCCTGCACGCTCTCCGGCATCGGGTTCGGCTTGTGCCAGATGATGTCCTGCCGGAGATACCAGCCATCGGCCCGCAGCGCCAAGGCGACGGTCCACGGGATGCCGATCAGGTCTTTCGGCTTCAAGCCTTCCTGGCGGATCGTGCCCGTCTGCCGACCCCGCTTCGGGTGGTTGGCGATCTGGTACTTGCTGGTGCGCTGGTCGTTCGTGCTGCTCTCGCGGTGGCCCTGCGCGCCCCAACTGCCGGCGTAACTATCGCCGAGGTTCAGCCACAGCGTGCCGTCATCGCGAAGCACTCGCCGCGCTTCACGGAGCACACCGACCAGTGCCTCGACGAACTCATCGGGCGTGGGCTCCAGACCCATCTGACCGGCGACGCCATAGTCGCGCAGACCGAAGTACGGCGGGCTGGTCACGATGCAGTTGATGGAAGCCGACGGCATGATCTCTAGCACGTCGCGGCAATCGCCGTTGATGATCTCCACGCTCATCGTGCGTCACTCCCCTGCCCCATCCGCGCCGCCTTGCGCCGCGCGCTCCACTGCGCCCACGGCTCGGTCAGCCGCTCCTCCGTCCAGAACGATCGCGTATCGCCGGTCTTCTGCTGGCGGCTCTTCGGTTTCCGCTCGTCCGGTGTCGGCGCGCGACGCAGCGCCCTGGCGATGGAGCCCGCGGTGGTGCCCAGCTCAGCAGCGGCCGCACGATAGGTCAGCTCGCGTTCATGCACCAGCCGGGCCGCGGCTTCGGTCTGCTCGAGGGCGGATAGTTCTGTCCAGCGGGTCATTTGCGGCCCTCCACAGCGGCCTGCGCGCGGCTATCCACCGGATTGAGCAGATCGTTGACGGGACTGTCGAAGGAGAACCAGCCGAACACCCCGAGACGGATGCGTTCGTAATGGCGGAGCCGGTGGTAGCGAGGTAGGAAGCGAACCTGCCGCCGGGCTTGCCGGAAGTTCCAGCGCTGTGTCGGGGTCATTTGCGCACCAGCACGTCGAGCGCGTTCTGGACCTGACGAGCCATCGTCTCATCCATCGGCACTTGCTCAAGGCCGGGGTAGCGCATGCCGATCAGGTTCTTGGGATCGCTGCCGAACCGGAGACAGTACTTAGTCCACTCGTAAGTAGCGCGGTCCCTGTAGTCGCTGTCTGTCGGCTGGCCTACAAAATCTTGCGCATCGTCGTGGTCTTTGGTAGTCATGTCGGTGCTCCGGTTTGGTCGCTGGGGTCTTGTCGGTCAGTCGGGGGCGGTGGGCAGAAATGTCCGCCGCCTTCGATGCTTCGGAGGGCTACTGTAGATCAGTGCCCGGCGCTGTTGGAAGTGTCTTTCGCCATATCATACTCGATGGCGGACAGCATCGCGTCGAACGCCGGATCGTCGCGGCGGTCTTCGACGCGGGCCAGCGCATAGCCCAGCGTCCGCTTCTCGACACGGCATCGCCGGATCGTCTCGGCCCGCCCGCCGGTGAAGATCGTCGCGCAGACGTACCACCACACGTCGCGGGCTGCCGTCACGTCGCGGATCCGGGATCCCGACAGCACGGTCGAGGCCGGCACCCGCATGGCCTTGCTGACGATCCGCAGCACCAGCTCCTCGGGCTGCCAGGTCCGCGTGTTCGAGCGGGACCGGTAGCTGGCGACGGCACGGGCATTGGCCGGGGTCATCTACGCCTTCGCGGACGTAAAGAAGATGATGAGCGCGACCGCCACGGCAGTGCCGACGCCCAGCCCGTAGCCTCCCCAGAAAGACCACTCGGTGAGCCAGGGGAATGAGAGGGTGATGCTCATCATTCGACACCCGTTGGCGGAATGACACGCACATCCACGTCGACGCCCAGCGAAGCACGCAGGGCCTCGGCGGCTGCTTCGGCGTCGATTTTATAGGTCGTGTCGCCGGGGTCGGCGATTGTCACGGTGGCCTTGAGCTCAGGCGTCTGGAATACCGCTTTGGGTACTCGCAGCTCCATCTTCATCTTGCGCCCGGTTCGCTCAACGCTGGGTTCGCCTCGACTAAGCTTCATGTCGCCGTCGGGGTAAAGCGTCAGCCAGAAGTGGAAGACGAGGCTTTTGTAGCGGCCCTTGTCGTCCCAATCGGCCTCGGTGGTGAAGCGCATGCTCATCAGCACACCCCGCCGCGTTGCATGAAGGCGCCGATCATCAGCACCACGACGAGCAGACCGGCGCCGATCGTCGCCCAGGGAAAGACGCGTGGGCTTTCCAGCCAGAACGCGAAGCGGGCGGTGCCTTCGGCGGCGCGCCAGCCCAGATGCTTGAGAACGTCGATGTAGGCCATCTCAGTTCTCCGTCGCCTTTAGCTCGGCGCCGATGGCGTCGTAGAGCAGCTTCAGCTCGTCGCGCCCGAGCACGGCATAGGCGTTGCTGTTCAGCACTTCCTGGAAGTTGAGGACGCTGAAGCAGTACGACGTGCGGTCGTCGCTGACGGCGAAGCCGATCGAACAGCCGAACTCGTTGGGGTCGTGCCGCTCGCCGCCGTGGGTCATGTAAAGGGTGTTGGCCATAGTCGCTTTTCCTTGCCGGTCGTTGGTCGGTTTAGTCGAAAATGTCGGGCGTCATTGCGGACGCTTCGGGCTCAGGTTCCTGCGGCAGCGGCCACGGGAAGGCCGCCTCGAGGGCCTCGGCCAGCGTCTTCCCGTCGAAGCGGTAGACCTGCTGGTCGGGAGTGACGAGCTCCAGCGCCACGCCCCCGACCACCGCGGCCGTGACGTAGAAAGCCACTTCGGGGTGCTGGGCGCGGATCGCGTCGAAGTCAGGCGAAGAGGTCGGGTGCGGCATCGGCCTGCCCTCGCTGTTCGTCGGCCAGGACCAGGTCGCGGATGTCCTTGATCGAGCGCTCGTCCATGAAGTCGAGCAGCACGACCTCGATCAGCTTGTTGCGGCTGATCCCGGCCTTTCTGGCCGCGGTGTCGACCTTCTTCCGCAGCGACGGCTGCCAACGCAGCGTCGTCGTTTCCGTCTTGGCTTCAGGCAATTTTCGTCTCCGCCGGGGTTGCGTGTGTCTGATTTGTATGTCAGATGTGTTGCATTAGTCAACAGACAAAACCGACACGACCAAGGAGACAAAAATGGGTGCCGACATTCACGCTTACGTTGAATACTCGGACTTCAAGACCGCCGACGGCGAGCAATACTGGACCAATTTCACCCGCAACGGTGGCGAACGGAACTACTACCTGTTCGGGCTCTTGGCCGGAGTTCGCGGCGAAGAGGCTCCGCTGTTCTCGCCCCGCGGTCTGCCGGATGGTCATTTGGGCTATTGGACCGAGGACGATTACTGGCTTCACGTCGCCCCGGCCGACAAGCCCGGCCTCGCCGATAGTGACGGCTGGACGAGCACTGCCAATGCGGAGCGGTGGCTGGAGCGCGGGTACGTGAAGGCAGACCGACGCGAAGACGGCAGCTTGTCGCGCGTGTCGCATCCCGACTGGCATAGCCATAGCTGGCTGACGGCCGATGAACTCGCGCAGGTGCTCGACCGGTACGCGAAAGGCGTGCAACGGGTCTGGTCGCAGGAAAAGGCCGACGCCCCGACCGAGTGGAAGGCGGTCCTTGCCGCGATGAGGAGCTTCGAGGCCGACGGCCACCAGGCGCGCGTCGTGTTCTGGTTCGATAACTGAGGCCGCGATGACCGACCTCTACTCCACACTCGGCGTCCCGCCCGACGCTTCGCCCGCCGAGATCAAGGCGGCCTACAAGCGCAAGGCCAAGGAGACGCACCCGGACGCCGGCGGCGATCCGGCGAGCTTCCAGCAGGTCGCGCTGGCGCACCGCATTCTGTCGGACGGCGAGAAGCGCGCCCGCTACGACGAAACGGGCAAGGCCGACGAGGAGGTCGACACACTCGACACCGCCGCGCTTTCGATCATCGGCGGGTTGGTCGAGGAGATCACCCAGCAGATCGTGCAGCGTGACGATCTCCAGTTCGTCGATCTCGCCAAGCAGATGCGCGATCGGCTGAAGGGTCAGCAGGCGCGGGCCGAAGAGAACATCGCCGAGGCGAAGAAGTTCGAGAAGAAGGCCGTCGCGCTGCGCAAGCGGTTCAAGGCCAAGGCCAAGAAGGGGCCGGACTACATCGGCAACATGCTCGACGGCAAGGTCACGACCTGCCGCAACGCTATCCGTGCCGGCGAAGACCATCTGGCCCGGCTGAAGCGCGCCGCCGAGATACTCGACGACGTGGACTACACCGTCGAGCAGCGGCCGGACGCGCCGGAGCAGAGATACGGTTTCGGTTCAAACTCGCTCATGGACCAGATCAGGGCAGCTCAGAACAGCACGTTCAGGTGGGACCGATGACCGTCGCTTTCCTCGACCGCAGGAACGACCAGTGTTGCACTCCGATGAGCGGCGATCCGGGGCCGCGGATGGAAGTCTGCGGCGCCCCGGTCAAGCCGGGCACGGTGTACTGCTCGAAGCACTACCATCGGTTCTACGTGCCGGTGACGCGCGGCACCGTGCGCATGGTCAAGGAAACCGCGATCCGGTCGGGTCGGAAGCAGCGGATGACGGTGCTATCCGAGGATTGAACAAGTCGGCCTTGTCGGGTATTGTCGGCCAATATTCCGACGGAGCGCCGACATGGCTTACAACGATGGCCGGATCAAGCTGATCGACAACGCGGCGGTCAGCGGCAACGCCGCGGATTGGTCGGGCGGGCGCGGAACGTTCTCGGTTCCGGCCGGCACGTTCAGCGGCGCCACCGTCAAGCTCCAGTGGAGCCCGGACGACGGCACGACCTGGCTGGATGTGGACCGCAGCGGCGACACCTACGTGACGCTCACGGCGGCCGGCGGCGGTCTGTTCGATCTGCCGGTCTGCAAGATCAAGGCGGTCGTTTCGGGCGGCCCGCCGAGCGGCATCTACGCCTATGCGGCGGGCGTTCCGTGAGCCAATCGCTCGCCCTGACGCGAGGGCTCAGCTCCGGCTTGTCGAAAGCCATCGCCCGGCCTGAGGGCGTGGGGGTGGCCGGCCCCTATCCTGCGCCGGATGGCTACCACTGGGAATATGTCGCTGAAGACGGCGTGATTAATGCTGAAGACGGCGTGCCGGAAGTCGAACTGATGAGGAACGCCGCATGAACATCGCGACCGCAAGCACCCGCAACGCTCTCTTCGTCAAGCTGCGCCAGGCCATGGCGGCCCAAGGGCGGCCGCTATACAACCGCCCGTACAAGGGGCCGGTCGCTTGGGTAACCGCCACCGCCTACAAGTCTGGCGATGTGGTCAAAAACAGTGCATCTCCGGCGCAATGGTACGTTGCAGCAAACTCCGGCACTTCTGGAGGCACCGAGCCGACCCACGTCACCGGTTCCGCTACGACTGACGGCGGGGTGCTCTGGACACACATCTGCGGTCGCGTGGGCGATGCTGCTGACGACCCGGATGCGCCGACGATAGTTGACACCGGCAGCGCTTCAACTCCATCAGGTCTGACGGCATTGGACGTGTGGGCCAACCGGAACCTGTTCCGGTTCCGTGGTTGCTATGACGTGTCGGCATTTGCGACCAACCGAATGACCTTGGGGGTCTTCAGCCGAGCATCGGGCCAGGTACTCGCGGGCGGAGCGTCGCTCGCGTTTTGGTCCGACGCCCTGAAGATCGGGTTCGAGGCCCCCTCCGGGACACCTGCGCCGGGCATTCATGTCGATGGGCGCCCCGTGCGCCTCGGCGCCGGTGTAGCTAACGCCCCGGCTGGCAACTACTACTCCACCCTGGAATGGGCAGGGCGTCGTCCTCGGCTTTACGAGGTGTATTTCCGCCGCGGCTGCAACCTGTTCATGCAGATCGCATCAACGTCGATTGACCAGTTCTGGCCCGAGAAGCCGGCGGTAGACGTGCGCGGGATCTTCCTGGGGGACAGCTATCTCGACGGTTCGAGCTACGGCCCGTTCCTGCCGGGGAACACGTTGTCAGAAGCAATCGGACGCCTCACTGGCGTGACCGACATGTGGAATTACGGCGTCGGGGGTACTGGTATCGTCAATCCTGGCGCCGGCCCATATTACACCTATGTGCAGCGCGTTCCCGAGTTGCTGACCCGCAATCCGGACGTGATCTGGATTTATGGCTCGACCAACGACGTCGGCTACACCGCGCAGCAAGTTTACGACGCTGCCTACGCTCTCCTCGCTGCAATTCGCGCCGGGTCCAACGCGCCGATCTTCTGGATCGGGCCAGCGCCTCTCTCGACCAACTATTCGGGCATCCAGACGGTGGACACGCAAATCGCTGCCGCTGTGGCAGCTTTTGCAACCGCTTCATCGCCCACACCCGCCCGCGTCTACTACAAGAGCATGGTGACCGACGCGCCACCGTGGATCACGGGCGCGCACAACAACGGTTCGTATACTTGGTCGAGCAACATCGCCCAGTACATTGGGGGCGACAATACGCACCCGGTGGACAAGGGCACCGACTACCTCGCTGACCGGGCCGCTCGGTGGTACGCCGAGACGTTGAAGCTGGCCGCCTAGAGCCAGCCCTTCGACTTAACCTCGGTGACGATGGCCTCGGCCATCGCTTCAAGCGGTGCCTGCCCAAGATGTACGGTGTCGGTGTCAGGTTTGGCGTACTGATCCGTCGCAATGACACCATTGGCATTAGGGATAATCGGGCGCCAATCGAGAGTATTTTTCGGCCACTTCGCCTTCAGCAAGTCGGTGACCATCTGCTCGGTGGCTGCACCGACCTCCCCAGGATGCGCCGGCAGGACGATGAGAAAGTGATCGTGACCCAGCGCCTCGATGCCGGTGGCTAGCTTTTCGACGTAGGCGGCCGCGTCGGTGGCGCCATTGATCGAGCCATCCCAGAAAATGGTGACCTCATTCAGCAGGGCCTTGTTCGCCGGATCGACGATGCGGTCGACTTCTTCGTCGACGGTGGAACTGCCGACCGCCGTGTTGGTGACCTTGGTCTTGAGTTGCTTGGCGAGCATGTCGGTCAGCCGGAAACCGTAAGCACCGTTCATATAGCTGTCGCCTTCAGTGCGAACGAACGACGAAAGATAAGTCCGAGGCTTGCTCTGCTCTTCGCGAATGCGAGCCCACTTCTGTTGCTCAGCGCTTTTGACGGTCAGGCCGTTCCCGTTGTCCACTGTCATAAGGTCGCCGGCTACGAAGCCAGTGCCTTTGATAAGGCAGTAAGCACCTTCGGCGAAGCAAACATCTACGGCGACCTGCGTTCCAGGCGAAAGAGACCCAACTGCTTCGGCGCCCTGCTGAGGCGCAGCTCTCACAGTAGCGTTTGCGTTGATGGTTGCGTGGTAGTCGACCGCAAGGGCCGCCGACGACGACAGGAAAAGCGCCAAAGCGGCAAGGATAGACTTCAAGGTCGCCTCCAGAATTGCGGCGAACACTAGTGGATCACGGCGTTTGCTTCAATTGCGGCGGATGCACGCCTGCCACCCCCACGCCCTAGGACAATGTGTGGGGTCTGTCAGTCCTTTCGATACCGCTTGCCGCGCCATCCTGACGCGGTGAGCGGCAAGCCCTCGGCCCACGCCGGCAGCTCGCAGATCAGCCGCTCGAACTCCGCGACCGACCCGAAGCCCTTCGGCACTTCGGTCAGGATCTCGTCGTAGACGTGAGCGATTATCTCGTACCCCGCGGAGTCGGCCTTCAGCATGCCGTTTACGAGGATGTCGCGGGCCGTCGCCTGAGTGTTGTTCTCGCAGATGATGCCGCCGTAGAGCGCGTACCGCTCCCACTTCTTCGTCACCGCATTGACGCCCAGCACCGTGACCTTGGCGCTCGTCGTGCCCTCGATCTTCACCGTGCCGCGCCGCTCGCCGGCTTCCGCCGCATCGCGATCCATGACCTCGCTGTCGGCCCACGTCCCGTCGGGCAGTTCGATCCGCGCCCAGACCTGGTCCTTGAGCCGTGGCGAGCCATAGGCAAGGCAGCGGCCGGACGGCAGTTGCGCCCACAGGAAGCCCTGGGCGACCCGGTAGCGCGTCCGGGCGGCCTCAGTGATCGAGCCGGGGTTCTGCACCGCCTCGCGCACCGCCGTCTCGAGGTCGCGCCACGAGCGCGTAATGGCCGAATTTGCCGCCCGCCAGCCCAGCTTGACGACCTCGCAGGCGATCCACGCGTCCTTGCTGAGAATGGTCGTGCCGCTGCGGCCGCGCTGCATCTCGCTCTCGTACCGTTTCGCTGCTTTGGCCAGCCGCTCCTCGTCGGCCTGGGCGAGAATGGCAGGCGCCAGCCCTTCGAGGTTCACGCCATAGCCACGCGCGAAGGTGACGAACGCCATGACGCCACCGCCATAGGAAAGGCCGAGCTCGGCGGGCTTGCCGACCGCCTGCCGCGCCCAATGCTTCTTCGTGACCTCCTCTACGGGCAGCCCGAGGATCGCCGCCGCGGTGCGCCGGTACATATCGGGCAGCGACGGGTCGGCGATCAGCTCGCGGATCGCCTCCAGCTTCCATTCCTCGCCGGCCAGCCACGCAACGACGTTGCCCTCGATATTGCTGTAGTCGGCCTGCACCAGGTCACGCCCCGGCGCCGCCCAGATGAAGCCGCGGATCGCGTCGCTTATCAGGTGGAGCGGTCGGCCCAGATCGCCCTCGTAGAGGTAGCGCAGCACGTCGGGGTCTTCGGAGCGGAAGGCCTGGAACAACGTGTCGGTGCGCAGATGCGCGTCCTCGTAGAGCTTCCTCGGGCGAGGAAGATTGGCCAGATTGACGCCGGTCGAGATCCAGCGCCCCGTCGATGCGCCGTGATACATGAAGCCGCCACGGACGCGGCTGTCCGGGCTCGATCGGTTAAGCATGGCTTGAAGTTTCGAGACCGAAGTCTTCGCGGCCTCCTGCCGAACTTCTAGCGCCTTTCGGACATGCGCCGGCAGATCGTCGGCCGCCAGCAGATCGGTGATCTCAGCCTTTGCCGCCGAGTTTAGGACTACGCCTTGCCCCTGCACCCACTCGATGAGCTTGCCGGGCTGAGAGCAAGCCGGAACGGCGCCGCCTGTGATGGCGCGCATCTCCTGATCCATGCCGCGCTTCGCCTTATCGGCGATGACCAGAGCGGCCCGCGCCGAACGTGTGTCGATGCGAACGCCGCTCGAATTGATCTTGGCGTCAAGCACGGCGACGCGGCGCTCGAAGTCGGACAGAGGCACCAGCCGGCGCTTCGCCAGCCGTTCGACGGCCACGTCGTCGCCGCAATAGCTGACGAACTTGGCGAAATCCTCGGGGTGGTCCTCCGGCTCGTTCCAATAGAGGCCAGGCGGCTCGTCCTTGCGGGGCTTGCGCGGCATCGAGAACTTGCGGATCAGCCGAATACCCTCCTTGTCCTTCTTGACCGGCAGATCGAGCACTTCGGCAGCGGAGCCTAGCGAGCGCGGCAAGGACATAGCCGCTGCGGCGTGCATCGTGTCGTCATACTGATCGAGGCGCGGAACCGGCCAGCCGTAGCGAGGGCCAAGCACGGCGTCGAAGGCCAAACGCTCGAAGCCAAAGACGTTCCAGCCGCTAACCTTGCCGCCGGCCTCGATATGGGCACGGACCTCGGGCGGGCACGGCATGCCGCGCAACCACGTACCGATGGGGCCGTCGTCGAGAGCGTAGCGGACGATCAGCACGTCGGTGTTCGGGCTCTCAAAATAGACATACGAACCGCACGTCTTCAGGTCGATGTCGGATCGGGTCTCGTCGTCGGCAAAAAGTAGGTCAGACATGCTGCCAGTTCTCCCGGCGCTTAATACGGCTTATTTGCTCACGGCTGACGCCGAACCGCTCCGCAATGTCGTGGTGAAATCCGCTCGCGGCCCTTATCTCGATGACCTGGGCAGCGGTCAGCTTGTGCTGGGCGATCCGTTCCCCTACGGCTAGCGTGCCGGCAATCCGACTATCCTCGCGGTTCAAGCTTCGGGCGCCGTATAGAAGGTTGTCGGCCCGGTTATTGAGGTTGTCGCAATCGCGATGGCGAACCTCTTCGCCGGCCGGGCACGGTCCGATGAAGGCCTCGGCTACGACCGTATGGACAGTCCGTGTGTCCGTTACGCCGAGCGCGGAGAACACGACGGCGAAATAGTGGTGCGTTCCAATGTGCTGGCAGAGCACGCGGCCCTTCCAGCGTTTCCAGAAATGCGTCCCGGCCTTGGTTCTAGCCGGAACCAGCCGGTCAAGCGATCGGACGCGCCCGAGGTTCGATACCTCGTAGGCGCCCTCATAGCCGACGACCGGCCTCCATATCTCTGCCGGGGCGCTCACCAGCGCGCTCCCAGCCAGACGATGGCCTCGATGACGCCGACGACGGCGAGCCAGGCGAGCACGGCTAAAATCAGGACGACGAGGCCGTTAGGGAGACGCAGTCTCATGAGAAAATGTCCTTCTCGTCCTTGGTGTCGGTCGTCGTCCCAGACAGCACGCGGCGCAGCGCCTCGACCGGATCGTCGTCGGTCGCCACGTTCCACCCGATGCGGTCCTCGGTCGTGCTGGCCTGCCAGCGGGCGCCGCTGGGCCAGAGCGTCAGTCCGGCGAGACGGCCGCTGCGGGCCGCCTCGCCGATGAGTTTTTCGAGTGGGGTGCTCATGGCGCACCGAAGGCGATGGCGAGCAGGCCCACGAACAGCACGACCAGGCAGAAGCCTTGATAGGCCACCACGAGCCAGTCGGGCACTTCGACGATGTGCTTGATCGTCTGGAGGGGCAGCCGGTAGCGCTTGACCACGATCTCGCGCATTAGCCGAAGATGCCTTCCATACCCAGCGCGGCCAGGTACAGCTCGAGGAGGGCCTGCTGCTCCATCAGCTCGTTGCGGTCGCGCTTGCGGATCGCCACGATCTTGCGGAGCACCTTCGTGTCGAAGCCGTTGCCCTTGGCCTCGGCGTAGACCTCCTTGATGTCGAGCGCGATCGTCGCCTTCTCGTCTTCGAGCCGTTCGATGCGCTCGATGAAGGCCCTGATCTGGTCGGCCGATACGGTCTGGCTGTTGTCGCCGCCCGCGATGTCGGGGTTGTCAGCCATTTACCAGCCCCCGCCGGCCTGCTGCGCGGCGCCGCTGACGGTCGATTTGACCGACGGCGATAGCGTGTTTTCGAGTTCGCCGAGCGCGAAGGCGGTGTTGCTGAGACGGCGTTCAAGCTCGTCGAGCATCGAGCGCAGCGTGTCCACGCGGCCATATGGCTCGTCGCCGGTCGACGCATTCTCGTTGGGCGTCGGGAAGGGGCCGCTGAGCGACGAAGCGGCCTCATAGGCCCGCGACGCGTTACGGCCAGCGGCATCGATGAGCTGGGCCAGCCGGTCCATCTGCTCGCTGAGAGTGGTGCGCCCGCGAGGGGCAGAAGTAGTGTTCATTTGTCAGTCTCCGTTGTTGAGGGTCAGCACTGGCCGACATGTCGGCCAGTGTCGTTCGTCATTTCAGACAGATGGCTCAGCCGAAAAGGCCGCCGGCGCCCTGCCCGCTCTTGGTCTCGGCGGGGGCTTCGCCCTCGTCTTCGATCTTCTCGGCCCACTTGTCGACATCGACGCCGCCACCGCCGCCGAGACGGTCGCCGTCCTTGGCCTTCTGGATCATCGAGACGCCGAAGGAGATGCCCTTGCCGTTCTCCTTGTTCTCCCAGGTGAAGGCGTTGACGACGGCGTAGCCGTAGCAGCCCGAGTAGAGCTCGTCCTTGCTGGTGATCGGCAGCACCTTCTGGTTGACCAGCTTGGGCCGGTATTCCTCGCCGGAGATCACGCGGATGAACGTCGAGCCGGGGAAGCCGGCATGGGCTTCGCCGGTCTGCTTGTTCTTGCCCTGCTTGCTGTCGCCGTCGAGGAAGGGGTTCTTGATGATCTCGTTCTTAATCATCTCGATCGCCTTGTCGCCCCACTCCAGCTTGGCGGCTTCGAGCGCCGCATTCTGGAGGGCCGACAGGTCGGTGCCCTTCGGCCACAGCAGCGAGCAGCCGTACTGCTTCTTGCCGTTGTCCCGCTGCTGCGGGGTGAAAAGGTTGTCCGCGAACGCGATGCGCGCCAGCGGGGTCTTCAGGTCTTCGCTCCGAGCCAAAATGGCCTCCTTTATTCGAGCACGTTGAAGTGTTGGTGGACGGCAGCGGGGACCGCCGGCCGGGTCGATTTCTCCGACGCCACGAGGTTCGTGCCGCGGACGGGCCGTTCGACGATGCCGTCGAGCGCTCCCTTTTTCTTGGCGCCCAGCGCCTTCTCGGCCTGGGCGGGGCTGACCAGCTTGCGGACGTAGATGCGGTCGTCGGTCAGGCCGGCGAGCGCGAGCGCCCCCGCGACCTGTTCCTCCGGCACGCTCCACGCCCGGTTGCCGATCTCCTCGACCAGCTGGTAGCCGGGGATGTCGACGCCGCTCTCGGCCTGCCCGTGGGCGTAGCTGCGGACGGCGTTGCACCATTCCTTGATCATGCCGAGCATCCCGAGGGTCTCGGCCAGCTTTTCCGGGCTCATTGCGTCCGGAGTGTTGGACAGGCGCGGCTGGTCGAGATCGTCAAACCAGACACCCGCCGCGTCGGTGGCGCGCCGCTCGAGCGCCGGGCAGAAGCCCGCCGCCTTGCAGAACTTGCAGTGGTCGCCGGCCTTCAGGTAGGTCGAGTTCCACTCCGCCACCGACATGCCTTCCTGACGATCCTCGTTTGACCACCGCGTGATGTCGGCGAGGTTCCGCCGGTCGAGCTTCGGCCGCTTTGCGATCTGCTTGGCCGCGTCGGCAGAGCGGTGCATCGCCGCCACCAGGTCGGTCGTCCACTCCGCCAGATCGGCGACGTGGAAGGTCTCCGACCGGATCCGCCCGCTCTTGTGGGGAGCGCGCGGCTGGACGATCGTCACCATGACCTGTTCGACGCGGAGGTCCGAGTTGGCCAGCATGGCGCCGAGGGCATACGTGCGGAGCTGCGGATTGCCCACAACCTCGACGACATGACCGCGGCCGCCCTTGAGATCGATGACGTGCAGCTTCTTCTCGGCCGGGTAGTAGATGACCGCGTCGGCCGTGCCGCCCGCCTCGAAAGGCGGGTTGAGCGAGGCCAGCGTGAAGTGCTGCTCGACCTTGAGCAGATCGGCCGGGTTCGCATTCGGGGGCGCGGCTTCGATCGCCGACTTGCGCACGAAGTCCACATAGACCTGCGCCGTGTCGGCCATCTCGTCGTCGACCTCGAACTCGTACTTCTTGCCCTTCTGCGTGGTGCCGATGAACCCGGAGGCCTGCACACCATCGAGAATGCACTTCTCGGCGATCTGGTGCGCGCAGGTTCCCCAATCGGCGGCCTCGCTCGTCTTCTCGGGCAGGCCGTCGGTCAGGGCGAGTGCGCCCGGACAGTTCCAGTTGCGCTCGGTCGCCGAGGCAGACCATTGGGCGTGGTCGCGGGCTCCGTGGTCACTGAGCTCGGCCATCAGAACGCCTTGCCGCCGGCCTTCAGCCGCGCCTCATGAGTGTGGTCGGCGCGCGTCGCGTTGAACGCCATCTTCTCGTCGAACGCGCCCTGGAGGTCGTACCCGAAGGCGCCTGCGTAGTCGAAGATGCGGATCATGGCGTCGACCAGTTCGACTTCAGCCATACGCCGATGCGGCAGCTTGTCGTCCATGAGGTTCTTCCGCTCGCCCTCCATCGCCTCGGAAATCTCCGAGTGGATGAGACAGAGCAGTTCGCCCTTGTTGCGTTCGATCCGCTCGCCGGTGGCGGGGTTCTGCCACCACTTGGCGTTGGCGGCGTGGCAAATGCGGGCCAGTTCGTTGAGGTCCGCCATCACGACACCTTCGTCCGCTCATCCTTGCCGGCCGCCGCGAGCCACGCGTCGCGGCACGCCGCGAGCTTGGCCTGGTCGGCAGGCAGGATCGACAGCTTCCAGTACGGCGCGCCAGCAGGCGGAGCGCCCAGCACGGACTTGAAGATGCCGGGGCCGTCTTCCTGGGTGGCTGGCACCTCGAACCTCGCCACGTACTTGCTAATCGCCGCCTTCACGTCTTCGACGGTGACGGGTTTGTCGGGCACCTGCTCCGAAGCGGTCTCCTCGGCCTCGTCAGCCGCGTCCTGCGCTTCGTCCTCGGGGTTCTGCGGGTCGATGCGGTTCTCGGGATCGGTCGAGATCGCCAGCTTGGCGTCGGCCCCCGCAGCGACTTCCTCGGCCTTCGGCTTGCGCGAGCGGGTGGCCTTGGTGGGCTCGGCGGCTACAGGCGCCGATACGGAAGCCGCGGGCGTCGGCGCGACCGGCGTCAGTGCCGTCGTACCCTTGGCGAACACTGCCAGTTCGTTGAGAGCATCTTCGGCGGTTGCGCCGAAAATTTCGATCTTCACGGTCATGTCGATAAAACCTCGCGTATACTTGCCCACAATCTGAGCAAGATTTCCTGAAGCGCTTCGTCAATACTGCCTTCCAACACGCAAACCCGGACGAGCGCTTGGCGGGTCTGACTGTGGTTCGTAATTCGGAGGGACATTTGTTGCATCGACTTCGGCGAGAACACTGTCTCCACGAAATACAACACTGCTGATGCACTTAGATCGATTGCCTCGCCGGCCGCCTCGATTTGCGCGAGGAACACGCGCGGGCCATCCGGTTCCAGGAAGGACTGCTCGGCCTGCTCGCGCTTGTCGGCTGACGTAGAGCCGTCAATCCCGACAACGCCATACGTCGAAAGGCCTTCCTTGAGGATCGCCCCGACATCCTTGTGCCAGTAGGCCAGCACGATCTTGTCGAGGCCGCCGTCGAACTCTTCCTTCACGGCGTCGACCACGGCTCGGGCCTTGACCTCGCCGGTGATGCGGCGGATCGGCCCCAGGTGCATATCCAGCGAGCGCGTGTCGCCGGCTTTCGCCGCGGCGAGGATTTCCGAAGCGACCAGGTCGCCCTCCACGTCGCGCAGCATCTTCGGCGACACGGCCAGCGGCATCGTCTCGTAGATCGGCGCGCGGATGCCCACGTCCTGCTGAGTGCGGCGGAGGAAGAAGCCGTCGAGCCGTTCGGCCAGCTCGGCCTCGTTCTTGCCGCCCATGATGACGATGATCGTCCGCCAGTTCGACAGCTTCTTCGGCCGCCACTTGCAGTAGCGGTCGCGGAAGTCCTCGAACTTCGTCACGTCCGGCCAGCCTTTGGTCTCGTCGGCGCGCAGCCGTTCCGGGCAGAGCGCTCGCATCATCGGGTAGATGTCCGACGGGTCGTGCGGGAGCGGGGTGCCGGTGAGGCACCAGACGCCCTTGGCCTTGGAGATGAGCGCCGTCGAGGTCAGCAGCCGTGCGCCGCCCTCGTCGAGCTGGCCGAAAGCCGCCTGCGTGCGCTTGGTAGCGAAGTTCTTGGCCGCGTGGGCCTCGTCGAGGATGAGCCGGTCCCACTTGTGGCGCAGCAGCTCGGCGCGCGTGCCGGCGTTCGCCAGTTCGCCCCAGCCGACGATGCGCAGCCGCTCGCGCTTGAAGGGGCTCCAGCTGGCGAAGGCGCGCTTCCACACTGGTCTGCCTGAGGCCGTCGTCACGACCAGAATGCTGTCGTCGAGGTTGTAGTCCGCCGCGAGGATCGCCGTGCCGGTTTTTCCAACACGCGGAGCGTCGGCGAGCAGGGCGTGCTGGCGCTGCGAGAGGAACTGAGCGCCGGAAATCTGGGTTGGGAATGGGGTCAGCACAGCCAGGCTCGCAGGAAAGCAGGATCGTCAGGAAAGGGGACGCCGGGCTAGGTTTGTCCGGCGTTGTCGGTCGGTAAATCAGACACTAGGCCTGCGACTTGGCGAGCGTCAAGGGCTGCACGCCGTTGACCTCGGCGCCGGTGAGCGCGTAGCCGACCAGGTCGACATAGCTGTCGCGGTGATCGGGCGTTTCGGCCAGCCGGGCGACCTTCATCAGGGCCATCATCAGCGAAACGTCGCCCGGCGTGATGCCGCCTTTGGCTTCGGGGTCGCCCAGCACGTCAGCGTCGAGAATGCCGACATTGACGAGATGGCTGTTCCACAGCCGGGCGATACGGCCGAAATTGTTCTCGGGCGTGCCGTAGGCGCTGCGGCGAGCGCCGGTGACGATGCGCTTGGCCTCGTCAGCGATCTCGGCCTTCACATCGACCTTCTCGGTGGCGGCCAGGTCTTGCATCATCTCGGGGATCGAGGCCGGGGCGGGCTCGTCGGTCCATTCGGCGACGAGGTCGTTAGCGTGGTTCGGCTGGTTCTGCGGCCACCACTGGCCGTCGCCGTGGTAGTGGCGAACGAAGCCCTCGGCGTCCTCTGCGCCGTAGTCCTCGCCGAACGCGCCGGGCGACCCCAACGCTGTCACGGGACCGGCTTTTCGGCCGTCTCTCGTCCGGTAGAACTTGCCTTCTTCGAGTTGGATGGTCATCCAAAAACTCCGCTTGTCGGTTGAGGTTGGAGAGGCCGAACACGGATCTCCATGCGCGGCTGATCGCTGTAGAACTTCTGCACCCGGCCCTCGACGATCTGGCTGTCATCGACCCAGACCACGAGGTTGAGGGCGTCCAAAATCTTGCCGAAATTGTCCCAATCGGGCTTCTTCGTCGGTCGGATGTCGCCCGCCAGGGCGGCGGCCTTCCACTTCTTCGGCTTGCTCTCGGCGACGGGCATGTGCGCCTCGACGAAGACCTCGAGCGGGCCGTCGAGCAGCGCCCGGCCGGCCATCGCCTGCTGGGCGGCCAGCGCCAGCCGGCTCTCGTAGTTCACCGTCCGCTCCGGCGTGTAGGCGTGGCCCTGACGGGTCATCCGGACACGCTCCTTGCCCATCGGGGCGCCGGCGAGGACAATGGTGATTATGTCGGTCGTCATTTCCTACACTCGCAAGCTGGTCAGGCTAGGCGATGTTCGCGGCAACGGGTCGCCCATACTGAAGGCGCGCTTCGATGCATCTCTGCCGAAGCAATTCGTTTTTCGTGTGGAGCTCCGTGCCGAGCAACTCGTCGAGATGGTAGTCGATCAGGTCTTGCGGCGCGCCGTCGGTAACAGCCTGGCGCAACTCGCCCATGGCGCACCAGAAATTCCGCAGTTCAGTTGCTTCGGCGATGGTCACGTCTCTCCTCCGTGAACAACATATGTGATAATACTGACACCGGCGCCCCACGATCAACTTCGAGCATCAAGAGGATTAAAGCCAATTTGTCCCCTGATATGCTGTCCCGCTCAAACCACTTACGCACCGTGTCGATGCCCACGTCGAAACCGTGAGATGAGAACAGAGCGTGAACATTTTGCGCAGGACCGATCTCCGCCGTCAAGAAGTCTCTAACCGGAAATCGCATTGGTCGTGTCCGTCGTTTGTCGTCTATCCGACATACATGCCGGACAATACGTCTGCGGTCAAGCTTTAATGTTGGACATTTTGTCCTTGACAGCCAACACACGACATACGTAAGACATACATCAGCGACATAACCCTCCACAGGACGCAACTAAAATGGCTCGATCGACCCGGACGCACGTCGGCCCTGACAGCATCCCCTCCGTAGGATCGGCGTTCACGCCGAAGCACCTTACGAAGCAGGAATTCGGCCGGCGCATCTACGAACTCATCAACGAGCGAGGCTGGAGCCAGAGCGATCTTGCCAGGGCTGCGGACCTGCCACGCGATAGCATCTCGACATACGTCAACGGCAAGTCGCTCCCGCAGGGAAAGAGCCTCAAGAAGCTGGCCGAGGCGTTCGGTCTCCGTCCCCTCGACTTGCTGCCCAACGAGACCGAGGCGGCGATCGACGCGGATTTCCCGGCCTTCGAGATGAAGATCAGTCCGAGCGCGCCGCAGATGGCGTGGGTGCGGATCAACCGCGCCATGCCGACGCCGATTGCGCTGAAGATCGCCGGGTTGATCGGCGAGGCCGACAATGACGTTGCTGACTGAACCCGAGGTCGCCATACGGCTGCGGTGCTCCACATCCAAGGTGAAGCGGCTGCGCCTCGGCGGCAAACTGCGGTACGTGGCCGGGCGGCCCGTGCTGATCGATGAAAGCGACCTCAACGAGTATCTGGAGCGTATGAAATGGCGATCCCCGTCCTCCGACAAGCCGACAACGGGTTCTATTACGCCCACTGGTCCGACGGCCGGCGCAGCAAGCGCTCGAGCATGGGCACTAAGCAAGAAGCTGAGGCGAAGGAGCGGTTCGCGCAGTGGCTCCTGATCGGCGGCCAGACCGAAGCGCTGGGCGTGTTGACAGTGGCCGAGCTGTGGAAGGTCTACCGGCAGCGCCACAAGGTCGCCTCGCCCGAAACGCTTGACCGCTCGTGGAAGAACCTGGAGCCGCACTTCGGCGCCATGACGCCGGCGGAGATCGACGACGAGGCCGCCCAGGCCTACCTGGCGAAGCGCGCGGCCGGCAAGATCGGTCGGCCGTCCAAGGCGCCGACGGTGCGCCGCGAGCTCGTGGCGATGCGCGGGGCGCTGAACTGGTGCGCAGATCCGAAGCGCAAGCTGCTCGACCCCGCCGCCCTGCCCCACTTCGATCTGCCCGAGGCCGGTGAGCCGCGCGACCGCTGGCTGAAGGCCGACGAGATCAAGCGGTTGCTCGCCGGCGCCGAGACGTTGCGCCGCGGCCCGAAGCTGGCGCGCGTCGAGATATTCCTGTGGCTGGCGTTGGAGACGGCCGCTCGCAAGCGGGCTATCCTCGAGCTGACGTGGGATCGCGTCGACTTCGAGACGAAGGTCATCCACTACAACGTGCCAGGCCGAACGCAGACGAAGAAGCGGCGGACCGACGTGCCGATCTCGAAGGCGTTGCTGCCGGTGCTGGAGCGAGCCTACAAGGAACGCGAGAACGACCTGGTGATGATGAACGGGGCGGACGTGTGGGCGTCGGTCCAGTGGGCGGCGATCCGCGGCGGCTTCTCGAAGCAGGTCACGAAGCACTCCGAGCGGCCCAAGGCGACTGGTATCAGCCCGCACGTCCTGCGCCACACGGCGGCCACCCACATGGCGCGGCGCGGCGTCGCGCTGTGGATCATCGCCAAGGTGCTGGGCAACACGCTGGCGATGGTCGAGAAAGTCTACGCGAAGCACTCGCCGGACGACCTGCGGGCGGCCGTCGACACGATTACTGGCGATCTGGAGGATGCGTGA